GAATTCTTGCTACAAACGCATCACTTGGGCGTGTCCTATCAATCGGAAATTTGCTCATCTGTTTCTCCTAACTTACTGCGGATGAAAAACATTCCCGACTGTTCAGGAATCCATGGTTTACCATCCTTAAATATAGCTTCAACCTCATTTGACTTGCTTGCATCATACAAACAATCTGAACATAATTTGACATATTTTTTATCTTCTGGCAAGCCTTCTGCTTCAGCTCGCACCCAATACACATCAGTTGGTAGACTGCGGTGCATCTTAACGCCATACTGAGGTTCCCCTAATTGTTGACACATACCGCAGTAATCTTCGTTTGGTTCTTCTATATGAAAGGTTAATAAAGGATTAGTCATGCTTAACCTCCCCATATTTTTCAGGTGCGGGAATCGTCTGCACAACTGGTTCTAACAGGAATTTAACATGGACATACCCACTCTGCATTGAGCTTATGCTGTATGAACATGGACAAGTATCAAGCCATTTTAAAAATGGTTCAAGATCTTTTGCTCTTACTATAAATGCCATCACTTCACTCTCCCTTCACGTTTAGCATCTTTTGTTCGGCGAGTATCTAACAAGTGTACTTGCCTATTGATTTCAGCTACCCTTCTTTCTAATCTTTTTAAAGCATCGGGGTTACTAAAACAGATTGTAGCTAGAGTGAAGATAACTACCCCTAGCCTACGACTATCATCAAACTCTTTTACAGAAACGCCAATAGATTCATTCTCTAATTGAAACTCACGTTCAGAGGCGTAAAGTAGCGAGCTAATAATAGCTCGCACTTGTGCAATAGAGTGGGTAGTCTGTAAATGTTTACGCCCCATATCATACCCTCAATGAAGCGTTGTTAATTTCAACGGTTGCATCATTAAGCTCAACACTAGCATCAATATCTACCTCTACACTGCGTATCAGCTCTTTTATATTTGCTTCAAACAAAAGCCATATTGAATCACGCAAAGCCTCATTTTCATGGAAAACAGTTTTAATAGCATCAGTAAGCCTTTCGGTTACTCTTTCACTCGGCGGTATTTTCCTAGAAAGATTGTTCTGGTATTTGTGCAGTTTCTCAATTTCATCTGCCAATGTACGGAGCGTCTGCCCTAAGTTTTCACAATCGGCAGAAATTTTCCCTGCTATATTCGGAACAGGATACTCATTAGTCCTATTAGGATCAGTATAAATATCAGATAACCCATTTACTTCTTCTTTCTCATTCATGATATACTCCTTTCTTGAGTAATCGTTTGGTTAGGTTGGTATGATGTGCAACAAGCCGAAAGGACAAGTGTAATGTCGTACACTAAAATGACGAGTGCCGCACACCATATAATTATACTACTACAGGATAAAATTAATGATAAGTATCAATTTATCTTATTAGGTCTTAGCCGAGGACGTAACCATTTATCATTATCTTTCGTCTTGTAAAATATATGTTTCCCGATCCGTCGTATTTTGTGCAAATCATTTGCCCAGTATGGATGCACCTCATTATTATGATAATGTGTTGCCTCATTACCGATAACTGTAATATGGTGACCCTCTTTTAGCATAAGTTCAGCAAGAGCTTTAGATGTCCGTAAAGAATTATGTTCTCTTGGTTGGTCTGATTTACCATCGCACCACCAACTAAATTGACAACCATCTTTATTATCTTGCAAGACTACACTGCATACATCGTTAGGATAATTAGTAGAGGCTACTCTGTTAAGAGTAACCTCCGCTATTGCTATTTGCCCCTCAATGGGTTCGGATCTTGCCTCAAAATAAATATTTAAGGCAAGACACATCAATGCTGTTTCTATCATTCAGTACTCACTTGGTAGTAATAAGACATTGTTAGTAAAGAAGAACTTCCATGAACCGTTCTCGGCATCTGTAAAATCGATATTCTTTGTATACAAGACATTACCATTGCCATCGTCTGCAGTTATTTTAGCAGAGCTATCTACTACATCTAGTGTGATAGACATGAACTCTTCTGTTTCCTGCAAGTCGGCAAGCTCGGTAGCTAGTATATCTAGGAACCAATATGCACCTCCTCCGCAGTGTTCAGCAAAGAACTTTACACCATCAGTGTAAAGAAAGTTAGAGCTCAGTGGGTGACGAAACCATTGTTCGGTCCCCGTAAACATTTTTAAATCAGCTGATAATGCACTCATGTGTCACTCCCAAACAACTCTTCGATCGTTTCTGCCGCTTGCATTTTATCTATTTCATTAAATTTGACTTGTGTTGCTTCTAACTCTTTAATGAAGTTTACCCTATCGTCGTAATCAGCTTTAGCATCGCTAAACTCATTATGAACTTTCACGTTACCCTGTATAGGAGCTCCGTAGTAATCAGTACCATCTTCACGGTACACTATGTAGGCTTGGTTGATATCTGCATAATGTAGTATCAAACGAGACCTACCCTCGTTAAATACATATGCGTCTGGTTGTGGTTTCATAAATATATCCTTTCTACGAAATATCTATACTTTATAATAGCAAAGCAGTTAGTATTGATAACTCTTTTGTTATCTTGTTTATTCCTCACATTAGCTAGGGAAATCATTATTTTTCTTCTGTGTCCAATAAGTTCCTGTCAAATATCCACACGATGAACAGCCAATCTGTCTTGTATGCTCATTGAGTAAGAAAAAGGAATTATCTCCACATAAAGAACAGACAAGAACATCAACCTCATAACATTCTACAGTGATGTTTTTCTCCTCAGAATGGGATCTTTTTTCTCTTGTGAATGGGATAACATTACTTTCTCCATGAATGGGGGGACTTTTCTTTTCTTCCATGTACATAACCTCGCTTTCTCACCGATGTAATAGTTATGATAAGCAAGTAACGGTGTCGGTGATTTGTACTCATCAGGCATAGCCTGAGGGTGTTTCGTTACTCCTCTTGCGGTTAATTCTACAGGGGGGCATCGGAGTATGGCAAGGATTCTTTCACAAGCATGGATCTTTTCATACCTGAAAGTATACTCTTTACATAGTGCAATACCTAAACGCCAGAGCCATTTGTAGTTTTCTACTGTTTGTCCTGCCCACAATGTGCAAGGATGTTTTTGATGAACAGGTAAATATGGTCCCTCAGCATTATGTCGCCAATGAACAGTGCTGAGAATTTGAGTAGATTCTAATGGCATTTTAACGACGTGTTTATCGCAATGGTATTGAGCGCAAGTTTCGTGGTCATAATCTAGTAAGAATATATTCACTCCTCACCCCAATCTTTGCGGTCTTCCTCTTCGTTATAGCCTTTGTAATATTCTTTTATTTCTTGGTCAGACATATTGTCTTCGTTTATTTCTTTGGATAAATGTGTTTTTCCTACGAAATAATGTGGGCGTGGTGGACGACCATAATAGGCATCCATATTACCTCTATCTCTTGGGCTACCGTGTCTTGGCAATGGGTTGCCATAGTGGTATCTATTTTGCCCTTTTACTCGATATTCACCTTCATTATCTGCCATGTAAAATCCTTTCTATGATTTTGCCTGTAATTTAGTGTAACAGCTTTTAATTCATTTGACTTACTTTATTTGCTCTTTTTACTCGGTCTCGTAATTCGGTCGAGGAGAATCCATGTCCACGGCTATTGTAGTGCAGTTTTATATTTAAATCTTTATGCAGGTGTTCTCCACTTAAAGGTCTGTTTTTATACTCTTCGCCTACTATACGGACGTTTACTCTAAGTATCTGCAATAGCTCGTGCATATCGTGTTCAGTATGATAAGGTAAAACATAATCAACATACTTTATCGCTTCTAACTGTATAAAGCGTTCATGAATAGATTGCACTGGTTTGTTTTTCCATTCACGCTCTTTACTTGGATCTATGTGTAATCCTACGATTAAATAGTCACACACCTCACTTGCCTCTTGCAGCATTAAAACATGACCGGCGTGTACTAAATCAAATGTTCCACAAGTAAATCCTACAATCATTACTCGCCTCCTTTAAACATCATCACATAATGTTTTGATTATTTCAGAAACAGGTTCAAAAATCCATTCATTTCTGTACGTTTTATTTAAATAATCTACCCCTCGTAAAAAAACATCTTCTGCCATACCATTACCTTGTTGCATCAAACGATAACAATGCAATACAAGCTCTAACTTATCGGCAATATCACACATCTTTTTATCTTCTTCAGTAATTTTGTGTACAGTATCACCCACCCTAATAGATTGTTCATAAGCTCTTTCGGCTTTTACCATCAGTTCATTGATTTTAGGGTAATTCCATTTAGTCGTAGCAGGTACATCCCCCACCTCAGCTTCTGCTACATCGTGATATAATAAATGCAAGATGCAGTTTTTACTTGCGTCAGGATAAAGGGTTTGCAGAATAACTATCGCCCTCCAAGTATGAGCAGCTACATTTTGCCCATCTCCTAACTCTGGTCGTGTATGATACCGAACAACGTGTCCACCTTTTAACCGAGCGTGTAGCTTGGCTAAGTTTTCATTTCGCTGTGGTTGTCTTTTAATCCTCTTGTCCATGGTTTCTCCGTGAATGTTTGTTTTGCTTCCCCCCAATTTGGTCCAAACTCTGCGTCGACTACGGAGGGTACTTCTAGTTTGACGCAATCCTGCATTATCTCCGTAATCTTTTTAGCTTGGTCTTCACTTTCTACGGAGACATCTAGTTCATCATGTACTTGAATCATGGGAAGTATACCTTCATCAGCTAAAGCAACCATCGCAGCTTTAGTTTGATCGGCAGCACTTCCTTGGATAAGTTTATTAAGAGCCTTATAAGTAAACGCTCGTTTGATTGCAGGACCATGTTCGGCATAAGCTTCTTGGTAAGTCATTGGCTTCCAACTCCCATACTTATTTGGTTCCCATTTATCAAACCTACAACGTCTGCCTAGAACGGTACGAATCACACCTTTTTGGCTTGCTCTGTTTATAGCATAATCACTTAGCTCTCGTACGAAGGGTACTTTCTCATGATATTGAGCAAACAACTCTTTTGCATCTTCAAACTCTAAACCTAAGCTTGCTGCCAATTTTTTAGACCCCATACCGTAGAACAACCCGAGGTTAATATCTTTAGCCTGTTTACGAGGAACCCCTACAATATCTGCTGCCATTTGGTGGAAGTCTGTTCGTGCATCTGCATTGTATTGTTCTGCAAAGTCAGAAGCCCCTCTGAAGCCCATGAGCTTGCTGTAATGCACAACTATGCGTGGTTCTTGGCTAGAGTAATCGAACGCCCCCCATAATGTGTCTTGTTCGGGTATAAATAGGCTACGTATCATTGGACCAATTTCGCCATGCCTAGCAGGGATTTGTTGAAGATTAGGGTTACTATAACTAAATCTACCTGTGACTGTGCCGCCGTCGTCAGAACGCAGAGGGTGTAGCTCAGCATGGATACGCCCATTTATCTGGTGTTTTAATATTGTATCTACAAAAGTAGTTCTTGCTTTATTAAACTCTCTAGCCTGTACAATCATTTGTGGTATTTTGTGGGGATGGTTTGCTAAGAATCCTTTAGTAAAGCTTGGTGCTCCTGTTTTTTCTGTTTTACTATACTCTAAACCTAAAGCATCAAATGCTTTTGATACGCTTTCAGCAGCCCATAACTCTACAGCGATACCTGATTGTTTTTTAATTTCGTCAAGTAATTTCTTTTCACGTTGCTCTAAATCAACTTTAATACGCTCGGCTTTTTCTAAATCTACACAGACGCCACGTTGTCGCATAGGTATAATCGTTTTCAATACTTTTAATTCTAGGTCAAAAATATCACCAATATCTTCTTTTATAATAAGCCCTTTAAAATGTGTCCACAAACGTAAGGTCAATGCTGCATCTTGTTCTGCGTAAGCTCCTACATAAGCAGCAGGAAGTTTGTACATCTCACTTTTAGCATTGATACCAAAGGCCTCGGCTGCTTCTCGTAATTCTTTTTCTGATTTACGCTCTTGCAAGTAATCTCTACCAATAGCGTTTAAGGCATAGCTAAAACGATTTTCGTCTAATAAAGGGGCAACAACCATTGTGTCTACTATTCTTCCTTGGATATTTACACCTTCAGCAAGCAACCACCCGACATCATAAGGAGCGTTGTGGAAAATATAATCACGATCCTTTGAACATACCTCTTGCAACCACCTGATTGTTGTTTTGGGGTCAAGATTAGAACCTAAATCATGTCGTATAGGAAAGTACCACTGGTCACCTTCTACCGCTACAGCGATACCTATAATATGCCCATCTTTTCTAGCCCACCCTGAACCCATTGTTGTAAGGTTAGGATCTCTAGTTTCTAAATCTATAGCTACTTCTCTAGCATGGCTAAGATCTGGATAACCATCAGGCATAACCCACTCAGTCGGGGGTTGAAATAAAGGAAACTGCATTACTTTTCACTTTCATCGGTTGGTTGCATTTATGACATTTAGCCCACTTATTTTTCAAATTGCGAAAAGTAACCTCCTTTGTAGCTCCACACTCACAAACGGCGATTAGCACTTCATCTAGTTTTCCATTCGCATCTGTCTTCGAGGAAGAGGTCTGGCTCTTGGTCATTCGTTGTTTCCTTCCGAATAATTTCTGCTTCAACTAACATAAGATACCTGCGTAAATCTTGTATATCATCCAAGATACCTTCAGCTCTAGTGTCTTTTTCAGCAGCAAGAAAGATGTCATAGTTGCTTTCATTTACTTGCTTTTCAAGCCTGTCCCACTTTCGGGCAAGCATCATAAACGCACCTACGCCACCTCTTTGTTTCCAACTGTTTCCGTAACTCTGCTCTGCCTTATGTAGTTTTGTAACATCTACTTGTGCTACTTTTTCTACGAGTGTAATCATTTCACTGTAATTATACTCGACTTTATCTGACTGAACACTCATTATGTTCTCCTCTCTAACCATTCAAGACACGCTTTACGCCATGCCCTATCGTTAATTGTTGTTGCCTCGATTATGGCTTCATCCATAAATAGTTTGTTTGTATTTTTACTTTTCCATGCTCTCCAAGATTTAATCATAGGTGTTGCTGTTGTATTCAAATAATCATTTATCGCACCTGTATCTTCAACTTTGTCATTGTATTTTAATCTTGTTTTACTAGCCTTATTATCGCCTCCCCACCTTTTAAACCACTGACTAAGGTCTTGATCAAAAGTAGCAGGGTTATCTATTAATGGTGGAGGGGCATAGCTTAACCCATCATCTGCTATAGTAAGATACGGCTCATAATCTAACGGCAAGTTTTCTAACTTTTGTAAGGTGTCTACATAAGCATGAAGATTATTACTAAATTGATAGTAAATCCCTACCCGAAGTCCACACATCGCTGCCATGTACTCTAGTAAAAAAGACATATGCACAGCGTTAGCTCCGTAAGCCCCCCAGATCATATCATTACTACGATTAACTACAGTCATATTTAGTTTGCCCTTACGAGACCAAAAATAAATCTGGGTGTTACAGGGGTAATCTTTGCCATCATTATCTTCCTGCAAATCTTCCCATGGATCCCACATCCCAATAACTGTTCTTCTATCATTTGGATAATTCCTCAGCCTATGGATAGCAGTTAATAATTGATCTTCCTTAAACCATTCTCTCCATCTAAAGCCATATGCCCCATGAAAATGTTGACCATCATCACTGTAGGTGTTTATCCTGCCATTAAACTGGCTAATCCATTCTACATCATTACGCCCTGCTAACATCCATAAAGATTCCATAAAGTGGAAGTATGGGTTGGCATCCCTCTGGGGATAAAACAGCACTCTTTCACGGCTATCTGTGTAGGTTGTCATAACAGGGGTGGGGAACTCTAAAGCTGCCCCATTACGAGTTTGCACTTCTACTCCGTTAGTTTCTAATGCTTGTTTAGCTAGGTATAACGCCTCGCTTACGTTTCTTGCGTGTATCGACTGCATAGTAGCCTCCTCGATGGTTGTTATTATAGTTGGGTATGGTAGCCTTGCTGTGTATAGTCATAGCGCTCTTCGATTAGCGTCGAAAGCCTCGGTAAACCAAAGAACTGTAGGTTTTTATTGCAATCGATAATTAGCTGAATATTCTGTTCTGGGTGACCTTTTTCAAGAAAATGCGTTGGTTGAGTTACAATGTCTACATATTCTTGCGCTACGTTCCGCATATCAAACTTATTTAACAACCCCAGATTATTGTGTCTTATTGTTTCCCACTGTTCCTTATTAGTTAAGCCTTCATTTACTATATCACCAAACTCTTCAGGTGTGGCTGTATGGGGTATCTCTATATAATTTTTTCCAGATTTAAATATCTCACTGTTTTTCATACCTAAATCTGTAGCTACTGGCACAGCACCTTTGATCATAGCTTCTACCGTTGTACGATTAAAGTGTGCGCCATAGTCAGAATACTTTTTAGAAAAGCTAGGGTCTATCTGTAGCTTAGTTTCACCAAGTAATTTTAATACTTCTTCATTAGGCACAACGCCACGATAAATCATGCCATGATCTAAAGCTACAACCCAAATACGGTTACCATTAGAATCAAAATATTTAGGTTTGCACTTATCTTTACTGGTCATATATCTATATTCAATCCCTGCCCCACCGACTACAACAGTCTCTTTTATAAATGGTACAGCACGAACCAAAGTATCTACTCGTTTCCACGCTTTAAATATTTGGATTGCTAATGCACCACTACGTTGATCAAAATCATAACCAAAATCCCCATGTATTTTAAATGGGTTTAAGATTAACTTGCGTGGAATATCTAAATATTTTGCTGAGTTATATGCACTTTCATGAACGCATACAGCCGCATGAAAATATTCTGAAACAGAGATAAGGTGTGGATACAACTTAGGCAAGTTGCCATCATGTATGATAGCAATGTTTTTGCTACCATGATCATACAAATCTAACCAAGCTGTAATCTCTGTATTATCTTTATTAAGGGTAGGTACAGGTATGTGCCAGAGAACAGCATCGTATTTACTACACTTTTCTTTAAATAGCTCTCGTGCCTGTTTGCTCACATAAGGTATCTTGGGTATACCCTTCCACCCTCGTGCTTGGTGAAACTTATACCCTGTCCCACCTTCTAAAGATGTATAATCTCCATCCCTACCTCGGATTGGTGCTCTATTAGAAACAGCACTTTTAGGAACGAGCATACAAAAATCTACTTCATGCCCTAACTCTTTTAAGCCTTTAGTCAAATACTCAGCATGGTTAATTATGCCACCGTAATCTTGTATTTGGAATAGTGTCATTAAGAACTTCATTCTACAGTTCCTTTCTTAAAGTTATCGTTTGATAATATATTGGCGTTATATCTACTTCTAGGAGTACCTTGTCCTAAGCGTACACGTTCGTATTTATCCCATTCACATAAGCTATGCTCAATGGTACGCATATCTACACGAGCTATAGGCACATGAGGCTTACAATATACAGGAGCTTCTTCTAACAACAGTTGCATTTCTATATTTGCGGTGTCTTGATTCATGCCTTTTTTAAGGTCACGCAAATGTATGCGGTTTAATCCTCGCACGGCTCCAGGACCTGCGTTAGCCCACGAGAATTGATCTTTCGCGGCTTCCAACACAGGTGTGTAGTTGAGGTCGGTAACCACCTCGTATGACATAAAGCCTCCCCCTCCCCACCCTTTATAGGAAGCCATCGCTTGGTGGAGCTTTTGGAGGGATAAAGATTCATTGGCAATCTTGGAAAGTTCTTCCTTTTTTTCCCAAATGGGCGCAAGAAAATAGTCAACTACTACCTCCGATTTTGGTGCTTTTAAACCTTGATTGGTGATTATATATGCACCAGTAAAAGTTCGTAACCCTTTTGACAACCTGTCTTCAATCAGTTGCTTAGTTTTATTTTTATCCCACCCCTCATCTTCGTAAACCCATTTATGGGCATCGGCAAACTCAGTTGTGCCAATCATACGAAATAAACAGCAGTTAAAAATAATTTCACCATGTGGACGGTTGTGGTTTGGGTTAGTCCAATTCTCACGCATCCACACAGTTACTTTATCATTTTCACGAAAAGGGTTTGTAAACTTGTACTCCTGAAGAATTTTATCTTCTGTCCATGGTGGTATCTCGTCGGCTACCCTACGTTGGTAAATAGAATGTCTTTCATTTATCCAACCAAAGTATCTTTCTACAGCTTCGGTATCCATAAAACTACTCCTTAAAATGGTATGTCTTTATAAGCATCTGTTTCTACTAATTTTATAGCTCCTGCCTTTACAGCAATTTTAATATCTACCCCACCTCCTGGAGAAGGATCTAAAGCACGAAGTTTTTCCATAGCTTCAGCTACAGTAGTGCATCCCATAATAACTTGCATATTGCGATAACGATTTGTACCTGAACGGATTGGGGGGTCTACCATGAGAGGAACTATTTTAGCAGTTTTTTCAAAACGAGGGCGTACCTCTTTTTCTGCTTTTTGAGCTTTATTATTAAATTGATCTACATTAATTGTAGTAGCGTATGGGGCATCGGTGTCATTCATTTGGTTTTCCTTTTTCCATGGTTTAACACAAAACAGCACAACTTCATGAAGCTTCTGTGCCGCTATCTCTTTATTCTGAAACTTATTTTTCATGTTTCGGTATGTAGTAAGGTCAGTAACAAACCTTTGGTGAGCTTTTTTACTGTTGAGTAAAATGCTGAGCCATGTACCTTCAAGCTCTTCTTGTTGCCAGTTATCTATTAACTGTCTTGGTTCTTTATCACTGTAAACCATACTATGTTGGTCTACATATTTGCAGTCTTTCATAGAGGCTAACGAAGTAAAAGACAGCACTTGGTAAGGGCTGTTCTCATTATTACTGGTACATATCGCATAGTGCATTTAATTCCCTTTCTATGGAAAACAGGTAGTGTTCATATTCTAGTATACGAACACTACCAAGACAACATTTACTTTATCAAGTTAAGCTACGTTAGCGTACTCAATAGCTTTTGTCAATGCTTTACGTTTAGTGTTTGCACCAGACCCAAACCATGCAGAGTGTAACGCATTACCCTCAGCTAAAGACTTTTTCTGGTGATCAACTACATAGGTCACAGCATTTACTGCTCCCCACCAAGTGCCACGAGCAGAAGATAAGTTAGCTCCTGGACTTGTTTCTACTGCCTCATGTACAAGTTCTGCTGTACGAGCAAACTCTTGGTGCAACGGAGGTAACGCATCTGGGTTAGGTGCTTTAGCTCGTTCAATCAATAAATTTGGTTGTAACAGCTCTGCAATAAAATTACTCACATCGAAGTCTTTAGCAGTTTTACTTGCCAAGAACTCAGACTGTTCTTTGAAGTTCTGCATTTGGTGTCCACTAATGCCCAAAGCTTCTTCTGCCGCTTTGTGGATCTCCTCATCGAACATTTGTAAGTGTAGCACACGGAAACGTGAACCTTCCATGTTCAATGCCATAGTGAGTGTATTATTGCAGACAACACGTATCGGTGTAAACATAACTGTCATCGCTTTGCCTACTTGATGGCTGTTGTTCAATAACAAATAGCCACCTACTTCATCGCCACCTGCGAGAGCAAACTCATCTTTAAGTTTTGCTAACCCCCAAATGTCTTTGCCATCTTTTAAACTACCTGCCGTTTCCATAGTCATAGAACCTGCTTCGGTAAACTTTTTGAAAAAGTCCATAACTTCTGAATTTTGGAAAGGAACGTAGCCTTCACCACATGGTGATAATATTTTGTTGTCGCTATCACGAACAAGAAAATAATTGTCGGGGCAACGTAAAAACCCTGCCTCGCCTGTTGGGTCTACAATATTCCAACAGTCTGGTTTGTCAACTGTGTAAGCAGGTCGCTTACTAACTGTCCAATCAATCTGGGCAGCTTCTAACATTTGGTCAGGCGACATATTGTCGTCGACCTTTTTGCCTAGACCATGCCAAGGAACTTGTCCTGCATAAGCCATTGTTTCTACTTCATGTGCCATTTAAATACTCCTTTCTCGAGTTAATGTGTTGGCATTGTTACGACGGGTAAGCTGTCGTATGTTTTAAAAGGTATGTCGATCCACCCATCAGAGTTTGCGTCTAGTAGTAAACGAACGCGCATCTCTACATCGTTGTGTGTCATTGTCCATACAATCGGATACTTATTGTCTTCATCAAGCTCTGATAAAAACTTTGGTTCAAGCGTACGATTACGGTTAGTACGAATCGCAGCTTTGTTAGCCTTTACCAAAAGGTCTTTGGTGAAATATTTTACCTGCATTTTATCCCTTTCTATGTTTTTAATGCAACACCATAATACACGCACTGTTAGTCTTGATAAGCGTTTATTTATCTTGTTTGTTCAGTAGGGCAACGCATATCCTTGACTATACATAGGATGTATCAAATGTATGTTATTTATGGCTCTGGTAAGTCCAACATAAAATACTCTTGTTTCATCTTCTTCATAAGTACGTATCTTACGCCACATTGAGTATGGGCGTTTCATCGTATCAGTTAAAAGCATTACGTTAGTTGCCTGAGCACCTTTAGCTGAATGAATAGTAGAGATTCGTAGTCGAGGTGTTTCGGTCAAACTTTCACCTTTTCGTAAACAAGCTTTTATGTATGTTTTATCTTTTTGATTTATTTTGCCTAGCCCGATATCCCATGGATGATTGTGCAATAAGCCATGATTATTTTGTAACTCTTGCAAACTATAAAAAGATCCTTCCTCACCATCAGGCATTGTTTTATATCCGTATTTTACTTGACTGTTTATCATCATATGTTTATACACGAGTAAGACTTGTTCTTTACTGAGTTTGTTACCTTCTCGTAAATATTCCCATAACCTGACTGCCTCTAGTACCTTACTGTCAATACTTTTAGAACCATTGTAGATATATAAATGTCCTCGCCTTCTTACTTCTTCCTCTATTTGTTGAGCTCCTCGGGTAGTTCTGCTCAGTAGTAACCAGTCACCTTCTGATAAACTCACCTCTTCAGAATGGCGATGCCAAGTGATATTACCCTCTTCTTGTCTTGGTTCAAACTCTTTTTCCCTACGCCCCACTATCGTTTTGATTACATTGTGGCTGAGTGTATGGTGCGAAGAAGGAATACGATAACTTTTATTTAGTAGGGTCACATCACCTTCAAGACCTACAAAGTAATCTACATCTGCTCCTGCCCAACGGTAAATAGCTTGGTCATCATCACCTGCTACATAACATATCTTGCTTTTTTGTTCTAACTGTCTTACCATTTCCCACTGCAAAGGGGACAGGTCTTGGGCTTCATCTATAAACACCACTTCTAATTTAGGGCAAAGGTCACGCTCTACAAAAGCCTCTAACATTCCTGTATAATCATACAGCCCATAAGAGTTTTTCCAATGCTCTATACCTCTGTTTACATAATCAACTCTAGCCCAATCTGTTTTCAAAGGTACGATGCTATCGTTATATATCTTGCGTAACGGTTGGCGTAGTATACGAGCGATATTAATAATTTCAAGGAATTTATCACCATACCCGAAGTCTTTGTATGGTCCTTGTTCTACATTACCACCCCCATAAAACTTTCCTATTTTTAACCAGTCAGCTATTTCTTGGTATTTATCTGGCGTAATAACTTGTGAATGGGTCAAACCTGCTTGCAAAAAGGCTAGACTATGTAGAGTTCTAAAGTAAGGTAACTCTTTTTTAGATATATTAAACTTAGTACAAGCTCTTTCTATAGCTTCCTGTGCTGCTCTTCTTGTAAAAGCAAAGTACCCTATACGGTCTGGCGGCACACCAGAGGCAAGGTATTGTTCAACTAAGTTAAGAAGTTTAGTTGTCTTACCTGTTCCTGGAGGTCCGAGCACGATGTGCATTATATTATATCATTTTCAACAGGTAGCTGAGGCAATGAAATTTCCGAGTCATCTGTTTGGAAATAATCTTGTGGTAATGACCATACATGGATACCCTTCCCCCTTACTCTCCAAAACATTTTTTCTGCCTGTAAATCTTGTAATCTTAAAGTTATTTTATTAGAAGTGTAATGATTAAAATCGTTTACAGATAAATGTTTCTTTAAATCCTTTATTTGAAAGTATACTCTCCTTTCTGTCCAAACTGCAACACCTTGTAAAATGTCTTCACGTTCTTCACCTTTAGCTCTTTCCGCAGCGAAAGCATGAAGTAAATCTTCAAACTCTCCTTTGAACGTGGCATCAGGCGGCACTTCTATAATAGTTAAATTATCTAACAGCAATTGTATGCGTGTCTGCCATGCACGTTGACTAACCATAATAGGAAATTTATTTATTTGTGACACACACTCTTTTTGAAACTGTGCCTGACTAGTCAAACCATTGGTACTAAGCTCTAATCGTTCGCCATCTACATTAAGAATCCAGATGGGTGGATCACCATCAATTTTAGTAAGACTAGACATATCATTGCCTATGCCACTTGGTCCGACACCATACTTCCTTACTTTACATAACTCTTTATCACAGAAGGGTTTTATGGGTTGATCTTCACATTTATAAAAGTAATCTTTCTTTTTTAGCTGTCTGATTGTATTGCCTACCTCACCATGACTTAAGGGTGGGCTGAGGTAATCTACATTGTAGCGTTGTACTAACTGTTCCCAGTTATCTTCATCAAACATTCTGGCATATACACCAAGATTAAATAGAGCATTGTTACGAGAACCCTCGCCAAATCCTTTACTGCATAAGTGCTGTAAACAAGGTGGTCCTTCTTCTAATACTCCCTCTTTTGTACCAAACCCCATATTAAGTTTACGAAATTGATTTGGAGTTATAATATAATCTTTACAGTATTCTATAAACTCTTCTGGCGTTAGTGTTTCTGCATTTTGGTCAAACGCATACCGAGTAGATTTAGAGCCACTAAAGTAGGGCATATTAAGAAAGTTGCCTGTATCACCCCTATCTAGCAATATTGTTGTTTGTTTTGGGAATATTTCGCTCCCTGCAAAACCAAGAGCTGCACTTAGCTCAGTTAGTCTGCGTTGCATATCTTCAGCTTCTACAGGCTCACTTAAAAATATCCATACATGAGCTCCTCCGCTTTTAGTCCTGCCCACCACAGCAGGGATTTTATTTTTAGCTAAAGTTGTAATTAAATCTTTATGACTAACACTATATTCATCAATATCTATCGCACCCCAATGGCAAGTATTATCACTTTTAATTGGTATGATTCCAAGACCTGTGCCGCCTTTTAAATGGTCTTCCCACATAGCTATCGTTGTGGGTTCACGAATAACTTTTGCTGTGCCTTGTTTTTTTCCGTCTGCTTCTCTATTACTTTTTACAATATATGTGCCATGAGCAATATCGCTGCCTTTAAATAAATCGTAAAAATCTTGTGCAAGTGACATGGCTACCTCCTAATAAGTGTAGACCATTTCTCTTGGAAAGATGTCTTGTAGGAAACAGAGAAATGGTCTACGCAGTATGGGGTCATGACTCCCCATAACTGTTCTTTTACATGATGTCTTGGTTGCCATCACTTGTATTAGGGGTTACATTTTTAGCTTCTTCAGGAGCTTCTTCTTTTACCTTAACTTCACCTGCCTCTACAGATTTTGCAAAACCAACTGCTGATTCAAAAATATCTTTATCAGCAGAAACAGAAAGGTCTAATGCACGTTCACGGCTAATATCCCAACCGAACCAGTTACCTTTATCGTTTTTCTCTGGCGTAGTTTTTACAGTATATACTTGTGACATGAGAGGCAGAACATAAATACCGTTTTTACCTTTAGCTGTCATAGATTGCGCCTGTGTCAACCACTTCCTACCCTTTTTAAGTTGTGTGGATGACATAGTCATAAGCACACGCTGAGCACCAAATTGAGGGTGTAACATCAACACAAAAAACTGCGATGTGTTTGTTAATATATTGCCATTTGGCAACATATCTTGCCCTCTTTCATTTTGAGTAGTTGTATCCTTAATAGGATCATCTGGTAAGTAAGAGCCAACGTATCCACCACCTTGTTCACGTTGTTTCCATTCAACAAAACGTCTGTTGTAATGGCATGGCACAACTTGAATGCCCTTCTCGCCATCGTAAACTTCATTCAACACTGTGTTAAACATCATCCCTGCTTCTGCTCCAGGAACATAAGCACCATCTTGTTTATTAACTTGTGGCGAAAGCTGTGCAAGAATCCGTAGGAACGGTATTGAAAGGTCTTCTGCACCTACCTCACCAAATCCTGTGCCACTGTATTCTTCCATGCCCTCGTAGGAAACTACGTTTGAGCTTTTAGTCTTAGTTAGTTCTTTAGTTTCTGACATATTTTACCCTTTCTTTGGAGTAGTTATTTTTGCTTTCTCTCCGATGTAACCACCGAACAGTTCGTCTGGTATTGAAATACCTTTTTCAGTAGACTCTTTATACCAAGCCTTCAATGACATTGGTTCTACCCATTTTCTAGTATTGACGGGCATACCTCTTCCTATCAATTCTCCTGCAAAGTTATTTGCTTGTTCTTCTTGTCCACGAACAAAGTTTGTAGCTACTTGGTTCTTGATTAAATCACCGAAACCATTATCCACTAACCATGCAAACGATTCATCTGCTTTATCTTTCGGTATAGAAGCACTGTAGAATTTATTTATTTTAATTTCTGAGCCATCTTCCAAACCAATTTTAGTCATATTATATTCAGCCATCGCAGCAGGTAACTGTTCCTCTGCTACTTCTTTTAAACTTCTCTTAGTTTCTTTTACCTCCTCTTCTAATGTTTTCACACGCTCTTCCAATGTTAATTGCAAACGAGCAAGCTTACTTACCCTACTCATGCCATCTTCATTTATTGCGCTGAACTGTTCTGCGACAGATTCAAAGTCGCTACTCATTTGTCACCTCCTGGTTTGTAATTTAAGTCTGCGGTTAATGGGAAATACTTACCCTCTTGCCTATCCCACTTTAGCATTTTAAATTTGCCCCTGTTTACTCTTGCAGCGAGGCAAGCGCATAAAGCTATAACTACAGGGTCTCCTGCCAAAATAAGATAGTCATTATCAGAAAACTTACTAAGCTTTCTGTTAATTTGTCTAATGGTTGGTTGAGTAGAATAACTTGCTTGCTCTCCTGCAGGTACAAGTATTTCTACATCACCGAAGCTAGTGGCATCTGTAATGTCACGGCCTCGCATTTCTTGGGTAATATAAACTGTCATGTCTTTCTCCACATGGGTATATTTTACTTTACTTTATATAGTGTAAAAACAAAAGCAGTAACTTATCCTTTACTATCTCCACTATCTTTAGGGGTTTTTACTTTTATTAATAGGCACTAAAATTAAAAGAATGACCAATAAAATAAAGTCCAATTTAGTCGCGCGGACACGAAAGTTGAAGATATTGTATATCGTATATTATAAAATGTTAAAATTTTAAAATAATCCTATCGATCTTTTTGCTCTATATAACAAACCAGATAAAATAACGGTTGTCTACTACAGGGCTGTATAATAGAATTAATGTACCCAATAGAAAGAGGGCGAATGCGATACAAGTTTAAATTCAAGCCATACGAGCATCAACTCAAGGCTTTAGAAAAATCTTGGAATAAAGAGTATTATGCTCTTTTTATGGATATGGGTACAGGTAAATCTAAAGTTCTCATAGATAATATTGCTATGCTGTACGATAAGGGTGAAATAGATTCTGCCTTGATTATTGCACCAAAAGGTGTGTATAGAAACTGGGAACGCAAAGAGTTACCAACCCATTTGCCCGATCATGTAAAAGCGAACATTGTTACATGGTCACCTGAAAAAACAAAAAAGAAACAAGAAGAATTAAACACCTTAAATAAAATAACAGATGACCTACAAATATTCCTTATGAATGTAGAAGCGTTGTCTACTAAACGTGGGGTTGAGGTTGCTGATAAGTTTTTACTATGCCATAGGGCAATGCTTGCTGTAGATGAAAGCACTACTATAAAATCACGAACAGCGAATCGTACAAAGAGTATAATAAAACTTGGCAAAAACGCCCCTTATCGTAGGATCCTTACAGGTTCTCCTGTAACTAAATCACCTCTTGATTTATATACACAATGTGATTTTTTAGAAAACAATGTATTAGGACATACTTCTTTTTGGACATTCCAAAACCGCTATGCTAAAATGGTGCGGAAAAATATGGGAGCTCATTCTTTCAACCAGATTGTAGGATATCAAAACCTAAGTGAGTTGAATGAATTAATAGAAGAATTTAGTTTTAGAGTACGCAAAGAAGACTGTTTAGATTTACCTGACAAAGTATATACTAAACGATCAGTAGAGCTAACACCTGAGCAACGTAAATTGTACGACCAATTAAAACGCAATGCACTCGCGATTATTGAAGATGAAGGTATGATTTCTGCCTCTACTATACTAACTCAACTATTAAGGTTGCAGCAAGTTTGCTCTGGTTTTGCAAAGCTAGAAGATGGGCGAATGATCAAAGTTCCAAGTAACAAGCTAACTGAGCTTATGTCTGTATTAGAAGAAACAGATGGTAAGGTAATTATATGGGGAAACTTTACCCACGACCTTGAAATAATAGGCGAAGCTCTTGCCAAGCAGTATGGTGCTGAATCTGTAGAATTATTTTACGGTGGGACTCCAGGAGAAGAAAGGCAGTTAATTGTTGAAAGGTTTCAGAATAAAGACGATCCTCTGAGGTTCTTCGTTGGGCAACCACGCACAGGTGGCTACGGTCTGACTCTGACAGAAGCAAAAACAGTGATCTATTATAGTAATGGATACGATTTAGAAGTTAGGTTGCAAAGCGAAGATAGAGCTCATCGCATAGGTCAAGTAAACAAAGTTACCTATATTGATATTGTTGCAGATAAAACAAGTGATGAAAAAATACTTAGAGCTTTGCGTAATAAGATAGATATTAGCTCACAAGTATTAGCTGAAGGTTACAAAGACTGGATAATCTAACTATGTGCTCGTAACTTCTAAACAAGCTACTTTCATTGAGTTGTGTGTTACCAGTATTTTTGCTTTTTCTGCTTGAGCTAAACACTCTTCTTTATCAGAGTATGTGCCGATCTGATAGTAGTGCAAATTATCTGTATTTATAAAGTGTAGAAAAATTAAAACATAAATCATTTAAAGTAATCCCTTATATCTAGCCAACCCATATAATGTAGATAAGCTGTAGCTCCAACAAACGTGAATATGAGTAATACGACTATACCCACTATAGTAACCATTAACTCTTGTCTTTGTATAGCATCACGTCTTGCTTGAGCTTCAGCTTCTCGTTTTTCTGCTAAAACTTCTTTACGGATTTTTAATAACTCTAACCATTTTGATCGTCCATAGGTTTGTGTAATCCACTCTTGGAGTTCAGCTTCTGCTTCTGCTGCTTGACGTACTTTAGCCCATCGGTCTAACGCAGTGGCGTTAACACTTTTGCTTGATATACCTTTTTTCTGTAGCTGTTTCTTAGCCGCATCTGTTGCGTCAAAAAATTGTCCGATCTGTTTGCTTAGACCTGCGACAGTTTTACCTGCGGCAAGACCTGTTTTCAGTCCTGCTAAAATTGTTAAGGGATCCATTATTATCTACCGTCAGATAAGGTGGGACGTCTTGCTAAAAATTCTAATGTGTTTTCTAGAGTTTTAACTCTAGCTTGCAGTTTAACAATCTGATTAAACTGGAGCAAAAAGCCCTCTTGGGTTTCGTAAACGTCCTCAAACTCTTCGTAAATTTCATCAATCGTTTCGCCGCCATCTTCTTCAACTTCAACGATATAATCAATAATTTCATCTATTCTTTGTTTGTTTTCTTCAACATCTCTTATAAGATTGGTACGATCAGTTGCATTATTTTCTACTGTTAAAACATTTACAGTTTCTTCAAGGTTCTGTATCGTACTCGCTTGCTGTGCAGTCCACCATATAAAACCACCAATCTGGGCTATTACAACCCCGACTACAGCAATACTTACTTTTGGTAATTTATCAGCCATTGGTTTTTCATCAGTTAAGTTAGAGACATAATTCCTTGTTTAGCATTTTGTCGTTTTTCTATAGCAGCAAGCGTTGGATCAAATGGAAAAAGATCACTAGCTGAAGCTGTTTGTACATTTGGTGGTTGCATATTTGCGACAGGTGCAGGAGGTGGAACATTGTTCGTAGAAAGGTTAGCAACCTGATTTGTATTTACAGGAGGTAAAATTTCAGGTGAAACAAAACTTTGTTCATTTTCTGGAGCTTTAAAAATAATTTCCCTTGTAGTATCTGGATCAACATCTGGTCGAGCTCCTATAGCCTCCACTCCTACATTAAATAAATAAGTGTTTAATCTATTGCGTACAGGTTCTGATATACTGAGATTTTTAGTTCCTACCGCAGTTAAATCTTTTGCAACTTGAGGATTAAACATCATTTCTTTAAATAACATCTCTGTTCTAGCACTACTTTGTTGTCTTAAAAATCTTGAAGCAATATACCCTATGGCTGCTCTTGGTCCTAATCTTCCTTCTTGTACGGCAATGAAACGGTTAGAGATTCCTGCAGGAGAGGTTCCCATTTTAGCAGATAAAGCAGTAATAATATCGTCAGTAGTTGTACCTGCTCCTTTGGGTAGACCTGTTGCCATTATTCTTTCAGCTGCGTCTGCGATAAGATAAATATTGTTTAAATGATCTTTATCAAAAGCTTGATTTAATGCAATTTCGTTATCTACAATCATTTGTTTAAAAGCTTTAGGGTTAGCAAGAACATCAGTTCCTGCGTAATTTTTAAACAATCTATCTGTTATTGCAGCTCGAAAAACATACAAAGATTCTTCTGGTGATAAACTGTCAGAACCTTTAGCTGCAATCTGTTTTAGCTCTTTCATAATAGTGGGGTTTCTTATTGCATCATCAAATAATGATTGAGGATTGCTATTGTTCATAGCCTTTGCAATAGATTTAAATAACAAATTAGAGTTAACAAGTTTTGTTCTAGTAGCTAACTCAGCTTGTCTAGCTAATACATCGCTTACTAATTGATTAGAGTTGCTGAGTTCATCAAATAAACCGAGCTCTGTATAAATATCTCTGTTTGTGTTAAGATGAGTGTTTATTTTATCTGCATTTAAACCTTTCGCTCCCATTCCTGCTTTACGAACTGCATCTAAAACAGCATTTTTCATAAACCTCATTTTATCTGGGTCATCTGCAAAAAGACTCATATATGTTTTAGCGGCATTAGAATCACTTAAAAAAGCTTTGGCAACTTTTTCAGGAGCTAATGTATAACCTCGTTTACCTCCAGGACCATCTATTACCTTGCTTACGAAACTATTGGAAAAAGGTTCAAGAACAGTTTCATTCCAAACTGTTTTAAACTGTTGAAATTTTTCTGAAGTTCTGCCATAAGAAGTACCCATATTGTCTAAAGTTTTCTTTAGTATAGCTAGGGTTCTTATATCTTCGCTTTTGTTATTTGCTACAGCTTTGCCAAGAGCATCACTTGTTTGACTAGAAAAACTTTTCCAATCTTGAAAAGATATACGTTTTAGTTTAGTGTTTAAAAAATCTTTAACTAAAGGGTGCAGACCTTTAAAAGATAACGCTTCTTCTCCTTGGCGTGTGAGAACTTGTTTTTTCAAACTTTCTTGTGCTTTTACTAGAGCATCATTACTGGCTAACTGATCAGCTTGATTTATTTTTAATTTTGTAGCGAGTTTTTCCGCAGAATCTTTAGCTGCTTCTTTAGCTGCAATAATACTTTGACGAACTTGTTCTCCTGTTGCCGCTTTGTCTGTCATAAGGGGAAAAGCCCCATCAGTTTGATGGCTTAAAGTATCTAATTGAAAAGCTAAATCACCTTTTTCAGCATCTAACTTGCCTACTGTAGAAACGTAAGAGTTCGTAGCTTCATCATAAATGTATAAAGGCGCATCTAAAGTAGGGTCGCCTTTGCCTTTTATTAAATAGTTTTTAAAATTAGCAATACTTTCTAACACATTAAATTTACGACTCAGGTTTTGGCGTGTAAACTCCGCATCTCCTTTTCCTTCTAAACGTGCTTGGGTAGCTAAAAAAGGAGGGTCTAATGTTTTTTCTCCTGGAGTAAGAACTATGGGTTGATCGTCAGGAGCAAAAGGTCCTAGTGTAGTTTCTATTTCTTCAGCTCTTTGCCAATTCGCAGCTCCCTGATCTGTTCCTTTAGCAATAGCTACCTGACTTTCTAACTGACTTTGAGCTTTTCCTCCTCCAGGACTTCGGATACCTGTTGCCAGAGCAGCGTCATCTATAGCTGTAAGAGCAGGTCTACCAAACCAAGTAAAAGCTGTTTTAACTTTAGGTGTTATTTTAGTTCCTAAATAAAAGGGCGCACCAACACCAACTAATCCACCGATACCTGTATTTGTGCCAAATACATCTTCTTCAGCTTGCATTCCTACTCCTGCTAAACCTGCTCCTCCAAGTTCTATAGCTGTAGTTGTTCCAGGACTTGTTCTAAAAGGGGCTACTATACGATCTAAATAAGGAGCAACTTTATCTGCTACAGTTTTAACACCACTTCGAGCTGCTTGATAAGCAGGAGCTGCTGTAAGATTAACTAATTGAGCAAGTTTCGCTTGCATGGCTAAAAAAGGAACAGCTATAGCTATATTTTCTCCTGATTTGCGACCATATCGTTCAATAATTGCATCTTTATCTGTAGAACCTATTCTTTCCCCTGCACCATACTGTAACAAATAAGGGATTATTATTTTTTGTGCTTCAAAATCATTTGACATAAAAAGCCTTTTCAAAAAATCTTGATCTATTGTATCTTTGTCTATAATTCCTGCTGCGGTCAATGCGTTATCAACTTGATTTAAAGCAGCATCAGGAAGTCCCACTATAAAATCGTTTATTCCTCGGTTAATTCCCCCAATACTGTTATCTATAAAATCATTAGCAGCAAGAGCAATTTGTCCACCTATGGTAGCCCCACCGTATTGCTCCTCATATATTTCTTTTAAATCTCTTTTCTCACCTGTCTCAGGATCTATTCCCAAACCTGTAAGTCTAGCAGGTTGTAACTCTACTTGAGCAGTAATATCTGCTTGAGGCACTATCGCATCAGGATTTTTCTGATCAGGCTTGCGAGGATCTAAAAATTGAAGGTTAGGTTGTGTGCTCTCTATTTCGTCTAGTGTAGGAGCACCTAATGATAGTGGCTCTGCCATGTGCTTTCCTTTAATTAAAAGTTATATCTTCACCAATTTTTAATCGAACAGGACCACCTGCTCCCCAAATTTCTCTGTTATTTGGAAAATTTCTTTTTGCCTCTTCGTTTGACATAATCATAAACTTACCGTCAAAGTTAGCTCCATTCGCTGTTGCTATTTTCAAATAATCAAACTGACCATAGCCACTGTATAAAAATGGATCGTTTGCTGTACCCTCAGGCATAGATTGAGTTTCAACATAATTTTCTCCATTTAAAGTAGCAATAGAGTAGTTTAGGTCATTTTGTAATATGCGAACAAGTTCTTTTAATCTTACAGCAGACATTTTAGAAGATTGAAAAAATCCTCCAGGTTCAATAGCTAACTCTTGTATTAGCTTTTGTTCCGCAACTGCATATCGGTCACTTAATGCAAGAGCTCGTGCTAACGCCCTACCAAACAAATTAAGATTTTGATTGCCCCTTGCAGTTTTAGAATAATCTAACAACGCATTGTCTAAATTTTGATCTGTCCAACCGCCTATAGCATTACTTACAAAAGATTTCACACTATTTACAGGACCAACAGAACTAAATACAGATTGTATAACTTCATCTGCTGCGTTCAGTGCTTGGTTTAATGAAAGAATTTTTCGTTGTTCTAGGGCATAAGCAGAAGGAGTAATCAACATTGGGTTAATACCTGTTGGTCCTAGGTCTTGAGCTAAAGGATTTCCTTTTACAAATTGTCTACTGCCACCTGCTACAGGACTACTGACAGGGTTATTGTTACTGTCAAAATACTGATACTCAGGAGCTTCTTGTTTAAACGCATTATTGACTGAAACAGAAGCTCCTGCAGGAACAAGAACTTTCGGAGTACCATTAGGATTTTTTACAATAATTGGTTTATTTGTATTGGGGTCGATTTTTTCTACCAACTGCCCATTTACAATTTCCATTTCAGTCTCGTAAATGTCTTGTCCTTTAATCCTACTACCACCTTCAACAGGACCACTAACAGGGTTACCGTCCCTGTCGAAATATCTATACTCAGGATTTACCATTTTGGTCATAATAGTTTGACCTGCTCTTGGTCCTCGTTTAAAGGTGATGGTAGTTCTACCAACTGTATCAGTAGAAGTTGAAAAGAGATCTTTAGTTCCTACAATAAAACCATTGGGAGCAGCGATAAAATCAGGTTTACCATCTGCTCCTACTTGGTTCCCACTTTCAGATATCTTATATATACCGTTGTGGAAAATTCCTGCTACTTCCCTCAAACCTGACTCTGTGGTAGGATCAGGAATCAGTATAGTTTTAGCTGTAGCGCCAGAATAATCTATTTTCCCTGCTGCCTCGTAAGCTCTTACAGTTGTGCCATCCATAGGAGTAAAGCCCTTAGGAATTTTTGAGAATTTACCATCATCAAATTTTTGAGGACCATCATCAGTTCTACGCACACCTATTACGGTCACTGTGCCATTATCGTTTACTCTACCCCAAGTCTCTGTAGCTAGTGTGCCGTATTGATTATTAGCAGCATAGGCTTGCTGTATTTTAGTATTTATCAACGCTATGTTTGTTTTTTCTAAATCAACTCCTTTACTTAAAGCGTCAGCTCTTGCATTAAAAAGGAGTTTATTTAAATCATTTTCATTTTTAGCTGCTTCTTCTATAGAACTCATAGCTATCGACAACTTTTGACCTTCTAGCTGTGCTTTCTCCGCTTGCTCTGTAGTATAAGCAAATTCTTTTTGTTCACGATCTAAGGCTGCTTTTTGAGCAGCAACTTTACTTAGGTCAGTAGCAAACTCAGGTACAGGTTTTGTTAAAGCCTGTAACAAAGATCCTGGAGTTTGAGCAACTCCTGCTCCATATTTAGCTAGTGCTAAAGAGCCTTGTGTTTCTAAATTTTGTTGATCTTGGTCACCGAAAAACCCAATTTGTTCAGCTAATATGTCTTCTTTACTTCTTGGTTCTTTTAAAAACGGATTTAATAACTTTTCGCGTTCAGCCATCAATGTTGCAGAATCTGTTTGCCCTGTTTTAGCATATGGCTTTAAAATATCCATAAATTTCTCAGTTCCTGCTGCAATGTTACCAAAATTCATTTCTGCATAATCAGGCAAATTACTAAGGTAGTTTGTTTTACCTAAAGGATTGGGAACCATTAGAGGGTCGTGATAACCCCCATGTGCAAAATTAACTGGTGTTTCTCCCATAGCTATACGCATTGCAGCCTCATCCGATCCAGGAGCTTGGATTGGAGAGGCTTCATTAAAATTTACAGTGGACTGCCGACCTCCTGCCATTGGAGCATCTGCAATACCTCCAGGAGCTGCGTCGCTCGCTTGGGCTTGCACCATTTCAAGAATTTGAAAGTATGGTTGCATGACTGCTAATACTGATTCAGGAGTTTTCTTAGCATCTTTTTCACCAACTAACTCCGCTAGTTCACTTACTCTAGCTTTTATAGGCTGTTCATCACCCCTTATGGAGTTTATAACTTCCTCCATATTTTCTGCTGCGTCTACTTTTTCGTACAAATTTTCAACAGTATTTTCAAATTGTTTCATACCCTGTTGAATTATTGGGTCACTGTTTTCTGGCACTAGTCCAGAGGTAATGCCTGTCCCTACTGCATTAGGCGCAGAGGGAGACATACCTTGAGCAACCATAGGTCGCTGTGCAAATTCTACCATTTATATTATCCCTACGTTTTGAGCTGCGTTTGCTATGCCTAACCCACCGATTCCTGCACCAACTACTTGATTTAACATAGAAGGTCGGGGGGCTGTGTTTTGAGTAATAGTCGAAGCTGTAGATGGTGCGCCTTGTAAAATATCACTATAAAAACCAAGTTTTTGATAAGGTTGATATACATTTTGTAAATCATATTGTTGTTGAGCATCAAAAGCTGCTTGATCAAGAACTTGTTGTTGCGCTCCTAGTTTAGCAAGAGTATCTACATCTGCCATTTGCATTTGTTGTCCCAATTGACCTAATCCTGCCGTAGTTTGCCCTAATGCAGCTAATGTTTTAGCCTGATCTAAAGTTTGTCCTGCTTGGGCTTGCCCTAATTGAGCGCCTTGTAAAGCAAGTTGTCCTACTTGACCTGCCGCCTGACCAGTCATATCAGCACCCATAAGTCCTAATTTAGCAGCAGCTTCTTGTCCTGCAAGCCCTAGTTGTCCATATTGAGCACCTAATTGACCACCTATTTGTCCTGCTTGTAGACCAGAGGCTGCTCCTGCTTGACCTAATTGACCAAGCATACCTGCTGCTTGCTGTTGTCTTTTTAAGGCAGCTTCTTGAGCAGCCATTGATTGTTGTACAGCTTGTCCAAAACCTTGAGATCTTAACGCTGCTGCTGTTTTAGCTTGTTGCTCTAATATATTTCTACCACGTTCAGAATCTACAATACCTGAACGAGAACCACCAAACGCTCCTGCGCCAACTGCTCGGGCTGCATCTGCTTGACCTGCGATAGCACCTGCTCTTGCTACATCATCTAATGCTTGTTGTACTACTGCATCTTCGTAAGGATCCATAAAGGCTTGTGCAGAAGTAGGATCATATTGAGCTGCTGTGCCTGCTAATCCTGCTTGACCAAGTCTAGCAGAATCCATTCCAAACTGAGCTGCTTGGTCTACGTTAGCAACCGAACTTGCAAGATAAGGATTAGTTGCAGCTAATTGGTCTTGTATTCCTTGCATTCCTCCAATAGCGGCTTGTTGCCCCATTTGAGCTCCAAGGGCTGTTCCTATCATAGCCTCTTGTTGAGCAGGGGTAAAAGCATCCATAGCTGCTTGCCCTTGTTGACCTGCTAGTTGAGCTGCCCCACCTGCACCTGTAATAAAATCACTACCAGAAGTCAAAAATGGTTGAAACGACCCTATCCCTTGTTTTGCAAGTTGTTGGGCTTGTAAAGTCATTGGGTCTGCATCAACCGTGGTAGGTTCAGGAAGTGTTACCCCCTTTTCAATAAGCTCTTTAGCTTTTTGCATCAGCCCTAGCTTGTATGCTTCTATAGCAGGGGATTCTTGTTGTTGAACGATCTGTGTGGTTGTGCTCATGTTACGCAGTCCTCTCAAAAGAACGCATCATTTCATACATTCGTTTAGCTCCTTGTTGACGATCGCCACCTCCTGCTCCTCTTACAGCACGAGCATTCATAACAAATTCACCATCACTTAACATTGCAGGTACTGAATCACTGGTCGGTGTTCCAGGACCGACGATTTCCCCACCAGAGGCTGCACTGATTCTAGGCATAAAAGGAGGAGGAGGTGGGTTTATACCAACAGGGGGGAGTGGATTAGGATTAAAATAGTTTAGACCACTATACGGTGTTTGTGCAAAATAATCTCCACCAAACATCCCCTCATATGGATTGGCCGCATTAGGATTATTAATCACTGCTGCAGGAAGACCTGTTCCCGTTGTAGGCCGTGATCCTGGAAATACTGGAGCATAGTCCATAATACTTCCAGGACCTCCAGGCTTTGTATAGACAAGATCGTCTGAAGGAAGATTTGTAACCTGATCATAAAATGGATTACCACCTAAATAACTATCAGAAATACCATATGTTCCTGGATCAGAAGCTAACAAATCAGCTCCTTTATTTTGCAGTGCTTCTAAATCAACTTTTTCTTCTTCTGGTGGAGTAATAATATTTGTGCCTAGTAAAGTATCACTTGCTAAACCTCCTGCTAAAACAGTGCCTACAGCAGGACCATATTTAGTTAATACTCCAGGAGCATACTTTGTGTCTAATTTGCTTACGAAATTTGTATAATCTGTTGCAGAAGCATCAGGAAACTTTTTAGCAAAAGCAGCTAAATCTTTTTTATAGCCTTCTTGTGCTGCTGCTGAAATATTTTCACGTCCTGGACTTAAATACTCTTTAAAGAAATCATCAAACCCATAATCATCTCCAGGTTTGAAAGCTTTGCTTAATCCATCTTTAAAATCAACTGATTGCCCTCCTGAGCCACGAGTAGAACCTACGAGTTTAGTTTCAGGAATTTCTCCTGCAGGACTAGGAAGTATTTCTTGTCCACCAAAATCTTGTTTAAATATACCGCTGCCTACTTTGCCTCCTGCTTGTGCCACTTGAGCACCAACCCCTGTAATTTTAGATGAAATCGCAGCAGTAAATGGGTTATCAGGCGTAAACATAGTGCCTAGTTTTTGTAATCCTGCTATATTTCCAGGATCAACAGTAGAACCTAAAAAGCTGCCTCCTGCAATCATATTACCTGCACCTGCGGTGAGACCTGTCATTATGCCTGATTTTAATGAATCTTTTAAACCTTTACCTGCAATCAAATTACCTGCGGTACTGCCTAATCCTGCGGCTAGAGCAATAGGCATGGTAGGAAGCAAAACAGGAGCAGCAATAGCTAATACGACTGGAGCTACTTTTTTAACAACTTTTTTGACTTTTTTAACAACTTTTTTAACAAGTTTTTTGAGCTTTTTGAAAAAGAACTCAGGTTGTCCTGTTTCTGGGTTTAAAGAGTTTAACTCATTACCAACAACATATCGCTCTGGCTCTAAACCCATTTCTTCCATTTGGGTATAGATCATATTTTTAAGTCGAGGGTTACTTTCTAAAACTTCTAACGGTAAAACTGTTTCACCTTCAGCAGCATGAACTAGATAGGTATCGCCATTACGCCCAAAATCTGCTAACATTTCTGCTGCTTGTTGATGTCGTGCTATTCCACCTTCCGACATTAAAGCTTCTACAGGGGAAAGTTCTACAACTTCATAACCTAATGATTCTATACCTTGCATTTTTCACCTATCTCTTTCTGGGGGAAATATGCAGGAAGCGTTAGTTCCTGAATAGACGCTAAACTCATAATAGCGTCAACTATATAATATCGCAACCTACATATTTTTTTAATAATATTCACACTGTTACCGTAACACTTCCTATTGATCCTGTTACAGAGTTTCCTCGAACATTGGAAGCCTCTGCTACTGCTATTTTAATATTGTTAAATACCCCATTCGTATCTTGATCTATAAACAAAGCCCCTACTTCTAATCCTTGGTCATCTGTTTGTAAATTAGTAAGAACTAATTGTGTGTTTCTACCCTCTCCTGGATTTTGAATTTGTCTTAAATAAATAGAAAAAGATCTTACGATTTCTTCCATGTACTGTTGATCGTACTGTTCTGGTGGAACAGGAAAAAATGGTAAAATTAAATTTCTTGACATTATCTTTTTCCATCTGGCCTAATATCTACTCTAGGAGAACCTAATCTCCATGCTACTCCTGTTTCTGCTGAATCAACTCGTAAAGCAAATGAGCGGCCTCTAACTCGTATATGCACTTGATCAGTAAATTGTTCTACCACTGTTGAAGTTGCAGCCGCAGATTGGGTCACTGCTTTAGCGTTAGATTGCAAATATTGTCCTCCAGGAAAGTTCCGTGTTTTCAATGTAAAGGTAGCTTTGGGTGAGGAAGCAGTTGAGTTCCTAAATGTTAGATCAGGTATTAATTTATTGATAAATGTAAAATTATCTCCATCACCCATATCAAATTGACTTGATTCTATGAACGCATTTATAGAAGAAACAGGAGCAGTGCTACCATCATCAAAACCACTTTCATGCTCATACAAATGATGATCTGTTCCTGCAGCTACGGGTAAACTCTCTATACCTCGGTCTAACCACGCAGTTCTAGCCAAATTTCCGTAATACCAAATTTTTTGTTCGTAATTGTAAATAACATATCTATCGTTTTCATCACTACTCGCACTAGGATAAAACCACCATATTTCTGAAAATGCAGTATTAGTTGATGCAGTTACTTTTTCAATTTGTTTGTCGTTAAAATCATTAAAAATATAATCACGAACAGTGCAAGGCAGTCTTTGTACCGCTCCACTATACACATAAAATTCTTGTTTTCCCATCCAAAACACCATATCTTCAACAGCTATGGCTGCAAGAGGTCCTGCAATAGTTATATTTTCTGATATTGCGTTGATGCCAAATGTAAAAGGTGGTCCTATAAACTGCATGGCATGAAGTGATTTATCTGTAAAAACTAATATTTGTTGACGTGTTTCTATCGCAGATATAATTTCACTGCCTGAGCCAATCCTTAAATCCCCTGCTGTATTTGTGGGTAAAGTTCGCCACTCCGTTAAACTTTCTTGCGAACTAAATCTAATCAATAACGGATCTTGTGTGCCTATGGCATTTTCAGGATCACAACCAAAAGCTATTACATGTCTATCTGCGTCAGAAACTAAAACTATTTTAGCAATCGTAGGAGCTAAATCTGAGTTAGTCAGACTAGAAAGTTCTACTGCTCTTGCGTTTACCGTAGTAGTTTTATCCCAGTAAAAAATACCACCATCTCTAACATTTATTAAAAGATCTTCGCCAAAATTATCATGACTCCATACTCGTAATGTAGCTCCTGTCACAGATAGATTTGAAGCAGAGTTCCAAGAACCACGACCCCATGTTCCTGCATTCCAACCATTACCTGTAAGTGAAGTATCTAAACCTATAGTAACTTGATAAGCTGCATCTGCACTACCCCCACCGTTCCCAGTATCACTAGAATTTGCCAACACAGGTGTCGGATTTAACCCTGAACTCGTAGTTATACTCGGTATAGAAGTATCTGCTGCACGAGCTTCAAACGTAAAAGTATTTACGTCAGGCACAGAAAGAATTATATATTCTTGATTTAAAACATCTGCTGTAATATTACCACCAAGACTAACTGCTTCTGAAATAGTCACAAAATCATCAACAATCGCTCCATGATTACTATCAGTAGCTGTAATAGTAGCAGAACCATTAGTAGCGGCAAAAGTAATACCATCTGTTGTTGTTTTTCGTATAGGGGTAATATCTCTATACGCACCACCCTCCTCGATGTAATATTTAAGATGTGTTCCTAAACCAATAAATTGTGTGCCATCTAACGCCACCCAAGGATGTAACGCTCTGCACGATCCTAAAAACGCATCAATAGATTTTTTAACCCAACCACCTATTTTTTCTGCATAGCCGAACCTAAACCTAGTTTTATCCATATCAAACCAACCGCCTTCGTTACTGTAGGAAGTTGTTTCTCTATTTATTCCAGGACGAAACTGTAACTTAGTTAGAGGCATCTCAATCCTTTAGTTTTATGTTTATCCTACAAAAGAATTAGCCGCAGTTATAGCTTTATCTATTTCTGTAAAACTTTCACTGCCCCAATCATCAAGTGCTTTCATGTGAATTAGATAACCATTGCTTCGAGCTACACGCTCTTTCTTTTCGTCATGCGTCATATCATGACCAAAATCTTCGTTTGTTGCATCATTGCCTTTATTATGGGTAGCAATAACACTATTAATTACTGACACACTACCAAGCATTGCAGCATGGTCTTTTGCGATTTGATCTGTTTCTCTTGCCATTGTATTTATCCTTCTAAGGTTGTTACTCTTGCAGTGAGTGCCTCTATTAGTGCGTTCTGTTCTTGAATTGCTTTTGTAAGTATTGGTACTAACTTATCGTACCTCATTCCATACTGTTTACCATCGTTACTTACACTTACAGTTAAATTTGTTTTATCTGCAATTTTATAATTAGAAGCTTCTTCTAATGCTTTAATATCTTGTGCTTTAAAACCTAAATCTAACCAATCTTCTTTATGAGTTCCATCTGAAGTTATGGCATCTAAATCATAATCATCTGAATGTTTGTCTCCATATTTAGAACGCTTATCCCACTTAAAAGTGTATGGTTTCATAGCTTTTACAAAGTCTAAACCTAAGTCTAATGGAGTAAAATCTGTTTTATCTCGTTCATCAGAAGCTGCCGTTATGCTTACTTGACAATTAAAAGTAGAGATGTTTTCATCACCCATATATATTTCATGCGCCCCTGTTGTGTTGTTACCTCCGGGACTACCAGTAATTCCTGCATCATGTCCTATATAAATATTGTTATAACCAGATGTATTTGCTCGACCTGCTAAAAATCCAATAGCTGTATTGTCATACCCAGTATTAGCAGTAAGAGCTTGAACACCTACGCCAGTGCTTGTACCGCCACTATCGGCAGCTAAAGCAAGTCTCCCAACGGCAGTATTATCACTGCTATCTACTATTGATGACCCTGCGTTAAAACCAATAACTGTGTTATTAATTCCTGTTGTAATTGATGTTCCTGCAAACGTACCCACGGCAGTATTGTAGCTAATTGTATCACTAGTAAAATTTTGTGATTTAAGTGCTGACGCTCCTATTGCAATTGATTTATCACCTTGTGTATCAGCAGATAAAGCTTCATGCCCCATGACAACATTCATTTCGCCTGTGGTAAGTGCATCTCCTGCCAAACCACCTACTATAGTATTTTTAACACCTGTTGTAATTGCTGTTCCTGCATTTGTACCCACAGCAGTATTAAAAGTGTCTGTGGCTGTAGTAAAATTTTGATTTCCTAATGCACCATTACCAACAGCTACAGATTTACTGCCTAACGTATCTACACTAAGTGCTGCGTGTCCTACTGCTACATTAAAATCTGAATCAGTTAAAGCATCGCCAGCTAAACCACCGACCATAACATTTCGTATACCTGTTGTAATTGATCCACCTGCTGACATACCCACAGCGGTGTTGTACGCATCGGTAGCTGTAGTAAAGTTTTGCTGACCTAGTGCGCCATTACCTACCGCAGTAGAACGAGACCCTAAAGTATCACTAGTCAATGCCGAGTAACCTACCGCAGTATTGTAATCAGCATCAGTCAAAGCATCCCCTGCAAGTCCACCGATAATGGTGTTCTGTAAGCCTGTTGTTACTGAAATCCCTGCATTATAACCTATGGCGACATTGTAAGGACTAGAAGCAGTTGTGTTGTTTTGACTGCCTAAAACATTTTCACCTATAGCGACATTTCTACTGCCCTTCGTTTCAGCACCTAGAGCACCAGTTCCTATTGCAATATTACTTTCAGCAACAGTTAACGCATCCCCTGCAAGACCACCTATAAGAGTGTTTTGAATACCTGTTGTAACTGATAGTCCTGCTTCATATCCTAATGCTACGTTGTAAGAATTTGTAGCAGTCGTAAAGTTTTGATTTTTTAAAGCATTTCTACCAATAGCAATTGACCTACTTCCTAGTGTGTCAGTTGTAAGTGACTGATAACCTATTGCTACGTTAAAGTCTGCATCAGTAAGTGAATCACCTGCAAGTCCACCGATAAGAGTGTTTTGTAAGCCTGTCGTGACGGATAGTCCTGCATGATAACCAACTGCTGTGTTGTGACTATCTGTAGCTGTAGTAAAGTTTTGGGCATTTAATGCTGCTTTACCTACTGCCACAGATTTACTACCTAACGTATCGGTAGTTAAAGCTGCATGACCTATTGCTACGTTTTCATCTGCATCTGTTAAAGCATCACCTGCTATGCCACCTATTAAAACATTTTTTAGACCTGTTGTGACTGCCTGACCTGCACTTGGACCAACAGCAGTATTAAATGAGCTTGTAGAAGTCGAAAAGTTTTGCGACATTAAGGCTCTTCTTCCAACTGCAACGCTGTCATTTCCTGCAGTATCAGCTGACAAAGCACTTGATCCAACCGCTACATTGTCAGCACCTGTAGTAAGTGCGTCAGCTGCTAGTGCTCCGATAATAGTATTTTCATCTCCTGTGGTGACTGCTGTACCTGCTTGATAACCGACTGCTGTATTTTTAGCATCTGCACCTGCATTTAATGTTTTTAATGATTGATAACCAATGGCTACATTGTGACCATTAGCATCCTCTGTTGATAAAGCCTCAAAACCGATAGCTACGTTGTTATCACCTGTAGTCAAAGCAGTGCCTGCCTCATCACCTATGACCACGTTGTAGTTACCGCCAGAAGATATTGCATCACCTGCGTTAATGCCGAGACGTAAGTTAGATGTACCTGCTGTTTGTGTGCTTAGACCTCCTACATTAAGAGAAGCAAGAGCCTCGACAACAGCGGCTCCAGATCCTGCACCATCTAAATAAACAACCTTGACTGTACCATTAGGTATTGTTACATTAGCACCAGAACCTTGACTAATAATAATATTATATGGACCAGAACTCCCACTATCTGTAGTAGCATTCTCAATAAAATGTACTCTTGATATAGTATTAGGACCAATCGTAATAGTGCAATCAGAATCTAACGCTCCTGTATATTTTATATACATAGAACGAGCAGGATCTGTTGCCCCATCTGCTACTGTAGAAGCATGAGTATCTGCATTTGTTGTAATGGCTTCAGTCCCAAAACTGAGACCTTCAGCGATTAACTCTAAGTTTGTGTTAGTTGTATCTCCCCATGTTCCTGACTGTTCGCCCGAACCGATTTCTTCTAACCTTAAATCGTTTGTGTATACGCTTGCCATATTTTATTTCCTTACGCTGCTATATCTATCCAAGAAGGAACTTGGAGAGGTGGTGCTGTACTACCACCAATAGTACTAAAATTAGGAGTTTGACTAGGTGTTACTATGCTAAAATTAGGAGTTTGACTAGGCACAACAAGTCCCCAAACGAGCACTTGTCCCATAGATGTTGTAGCACTTAATCCTGTAACTTCAACTGTAGAACCTAAATCTACTGTTACAGACTCAATAAAAGTTGTAATTTGTGGAATTAATCCAGGAAGTTCAACATTTGCATCACCTGTAACTGTAGAAGAACCCACATTACTTGTCGCACTCACTCCTACATTAGTTTCAAATGTGTTACCTAGAGCAGTAGTACCTGATACACCAGTAACAGATACATTTGCATCACCTTCAACTGTAGAAGAGCCTACATTACCTGTTGCATTAACTCCTACATTAGTTTCAAAGGTGTTGCCTATTGCAGAAGTTCCTGCGATTCCTGTAACTGAAATATTTGAATCAGCAGTAATAGAGGTAGAACCTATCGCACCTGTACCTGACAAACCAGTTGGGGTTACTCTTGCATCACCATCAAGTGTAACTACACCAACAGAAGCTGTTGCACTGACGCCCACATTTGTTTCAAAAGTATTACCTATCGCAGATGTCGCTGCAACTCCTGTAACATTTTGACTAATGGTAACTGATACAGAATTGATAGAACCTGTTGCACTAGGAAAAGCACCCCCACCGTTCCAAGTATCGGTGTTCCAAGCAGTTAAAGGGCTGTTCCATGATTTATTGAATGCAACAGTTGTTGTCATTAAGCTATCCTAATTATAGCATTACTCGCATCTGCTGTAGGAAAAACTATTGTAAAATCGCCAGAGCTTGCTGCTTTATCTGCTCCAAAATCTAATACTGCTACGGCAGGATCTCCTGTAGCTGTGTCATTAAATATTAAAGCTCCTCTTACCGCTGAGATTGTTACATTACTAAATACTTCATCAGCAAAATCAACCAACGCTGTTGTGCCACTAGCTGTGGGTGTTACAGGGTTTAGAGCAGCTCCTTTAGCAGTATAATTAGTTCCACTAATTTCATTACTAGTGGTATATGCCGTTGTCGCGGCTGTAAACGAAGCACTATTATCATACAATGCGATATTAAAAGTATTACCTGTTGTAGCAGTAAAATCGTGAACACCTTTTAAAAGTTCTGTTTTAAAAGAAGTACACAGAAAGTTTCCCGTGAAAGCCATTACATTCTCCTTATATATTCTGCAAGTTTCGGGTTTCCAGAATCTTTTATTGCATTGCATACAGTGGTTCTATCACTTTTAATAGCTTGTTTCATATATAACGCAATAATCGTTTCCATTTCTTTGCGATAAGCACGAGCTTGATCGCGTATTGCAGGGTGAGAATTATCAGATATACCGATTATTTTATCAACACATCTTTTTGCTGTTTCCTCTGGAGTAAACCCCCTGTTATTTGTAGTTTCAACCGTAACAGAAAAGTTATTTGACATACCTAACGATTCTGTAAACATTATGTCCTAGCCTTTCTTAGTGATCCTGATAGGTATTCATCTGTCACTTCTTTAGCTTCGCCTAAATTTTTAAGTCTTGCGAGAGCTTCCGCAAAACGAGAGTTATACATATTCATGACGTCTTGTTCGCCTTTCATATAAGTATAACATTCAATTAAAGCTGCGTAAAGTAGAGCAAGTTCACCGTTTTCACTAAGCCAAGAAAGAGTAGAGTCCGAGCCTATGCTAGATATTACTCCTGTAGCTCCACTAGAACTTCCTGTGATTGTTTCACCTACAGTAAAATCACCACTAGGGATCCCAACAGTAAGTGTAGTAGAACTAGGCACAGCGCTGACATCACTTGTTTCTCCACTTGTACCTCCTGTTATTGTATCACTTGTTGTGAAAGTACCCACAACAGTGGTCAAAGTCAATGTAAATTTGCTATCTGTTAAACTTGTAGGACGATAAAAATAACTCATCTCAACAGCATAATTACTATCAGGAGTAGGGGCTAAAATGAAATTATCTACATCAAACTGTGCATAATATTTAGGTGTTCCTGTAATTGAAGTATCAGGGTTATATGACATTACAAACTCTAATTCTTTAAATTGCAAAAACTCATCATTACTGCTGTTTGTAAGTAATAATGAGTTAGAAGCTAAAAAATCATCAGGGCAAGCTAAGTATTGATTACTTGCAGTCATATTTCCTGTGGCGTTTTTTTCAAAAACATTTAAATCTACTGCTTTCAGTATGCGTTCTTCTGCAAGCCTAATAAACATAGGCAGGTTTGATACAAAAGAAACTTCATCGTTTTGGGTATAATCTTTTAAAGCTTGTTTTAATGTGCTGTATGTAAAACTCATGGTGTGTTAGCTTGCCATCCCATTCCGCTGTGATTTGAACAATAGTAATAAAGAGTTGGAGCACCAGAGGCAACTGTTATTTGTGTATAGGCTCCGCTACTTCCTGGAGTCCCATTAGTGGTAACTCCTGTCGTGTACTCTGTTCCACCTCCATGTGTGCCATTCGCTGTGGTGCTAAAACGCAAAGGATGTCCAGAATTACTAGAATCACTTTGATCAAATCTATAAGTGCTACCTTCACTTAAACTTAAAGTCACATCTGCAGTAGCAGTTGAACCATTTATAGCAAATTTATTAGAAGAACCAAAGTTATAATATGGATGGTTAGATGGATTACCACCTACCACAGTTATCGTATAAGTAGCAGCTAACGCAGAGGATCCTGTAGCAGTTACGGATCCAACAGAGGCTGTTGCTGCGAGGCCTGTTGTAGTTATTGCTATACTTGATATAACCACAGATCCAACAGAGGCTGTTGCTGCGAGGCCTGTTGGACTCACACTTATTCCTTCATTACTTACGCTTGCTGTTCCGACGGAAGTAATTCCTTGTATTGATGTAGTGGTAAAAAGAGGGAATATATTTTGACCGACTAGTATTTCAACTGGTTCTTTTCTATCAGGACGAGGATCTCTTAAAGCTTCTGGTTCAAACGCTACAGGGTGTGGGTCTAGTTGCGGATGTTTTTCTTCAAAACATTCAGGACATACTCTTAAACCGTTCCATTCTTGTCGTAATGAAATATAATCATATTGTTGACCACATCGGTCACATAGAGCTAAAGCATATTGTCCTGTTGCAAATTTCATCTTATCAACGTGTAATAATCTCTGCTAGGTGTTAATGTTAAACTGGCTCGATCACGATCTTCCGCAGCAGCTCGTTCAAATTCTTCTTCATATACTGCTTTTAATAACTGCACACGATTAGGTGCTTTTTTCAAACTGATATAGTAAGCTAACCCTGCTGCTAAACATGGATAAAATCTAAAGGGTACATCTACCGTATTTTGTGGATTATCTACATCATCAATTCTTACCAGTCTATCAAAAACAAGAGTATAGGTTGTTGAATCAGGAGTTGACCATAATTTTAAAACAGGTGTGATTTGTCTATCAATATAAAATTGAGAGGGTCGTGCAGTTTGCCGTTTACTGGGGATGTTTATATAAGTATCACGACTTATCCTACTTATAGCAATATCTGATTGAGTAGAAGCACCTGCATTTTCTCTTATAACTGCAGATAAAATATCTATAGTGCTTCTTACATTAGTAAAATCAACAGCAGCCGTAACCGTAGTAGTCGCACCGCTCGTGCCTCCTGTAATTGTTTCTGCAGCAACAAAAGTTCCAGAAGGAATAGTTATGGCAATAACTGTAGATGAAGTAACGCTTGTTATAGATGCAGTCGCACCGCTCGTGCCACCTGTAATTGTCTCACCAACAGTAAAAGAACCACTAGCTCCTACAGTCATAGTTAGAATTCCTGCAGGGTAATTTGCTATATCTGTAGCTAAAGGCAAAGATACTTGCTCAATAGTCCAACGATTTAGTCCTCGATTTGCCCAGTCTGCAAAAAGTAAATTTAAAGAACGTCTTGCTGTTTTTAAATCATATCCTGTAGCTACAATTAAGCCACAACGCTCAAACGCTTCTTCAATATACTCTGCTACATCTGGCTCAAAATCAACTGATCCTGATACTGCCATAACTTATCCTCTAACTGTATGGTCCTTTGATAACCTTACCGCCATTTTTCATGCCTTTAGGCTTTCTCATTCTACCGCCATTTGCCATACCTTTAGGCTTCATAGCTTTGCCGCCATTTCTCATACCTTTAGGCTTCATGGCTTTGCCACCATTTCTCATACCTTTAGGTTTCATAGCTTTGCCACCGTTCCTCATGCCTTTAGGCTTCTTTTTCATCTTTTTCATCTTTTTCTCCTTGTTAATAAGTTCAAAATCTCCCGCATCAATTTTGCCGTTTTTATTACGGTCTAGCTTTTTTTGTTTTCCAACAAGCTTTTTAGCCATCATTATCCTCCTGATTATAAAGATTGTCAAAAACCCTATTCACATCTAGTGTATAGTCTAAATCAGATTTTGAATAGTGTATATGTTGAGATGGTCTAAAATCAGGAGCTCCTTCTCCTGTTGCAAACCAAGCAGGATGAGTTACTCTCACCCTGTTATTAGGTAATGCAACAATATTACCTGTCCATTCTCCTGCTTCTAAAAGCTGTAGAACGTGACTTTGTTTGTGTTGTGCAGGATCATCTGCAATTTCACTATTAGTATAATCCACAGTAAACAAATATTTTGCAGGGAAAAACTCTCCATTAATTTTTGCTAACCAAGGACAAGGGGTTGTTCTTTCCATCACATAAACAGAGTGATAATGTGAGGCACAATCCCAAGGCTGAGCATCATAAGTTTCCATAGGGTCAGGCCACTCTTCAAGTGGGATATCTGCAACTAGTGCTGTAATAGGCATTCTAGCCCACATCGCTCCACCATGAACAGTATCCTCCTCTTCGCCTTCTGCTTCACAACCAGTAAATATAACTTGAAAACTAAGAGACCGATTTGGTATTGTAGTTACGGCAACAACCATAGCATGAAGAAACTCACCATGATATTTTTCATGGTTATGAGTATACTCACGACGCACCCAAGCCTTAAAATAAGGGATGTTACTTTGTAAGTAACTCATTTTTTAGTACTCTTCTTTTTACCTTTTAGTAAGTCAGCGTCTGCTTTCCTAGCTCCACCTTTACCACTTACGAAACTTTTCACTCTTCCCATTGCCCACGCATGAGCAGAAGTTTTCGGTCTGCTTCCAGAAGAATAATATGCACCAAGACCTCTTTTATAAACTGCATCTAATTTAGATGGAGCAAATTTTCCTGCTCCAGGAATAGAAGAATATTTACCACCTTTTTTCTTAGGTTTTGTTGCCATTAGCTCTTACTCCTTTGTTTACTAATTTTATCCATCATAGCAGGGGTTAACTTGCCTTGCTTATAAAGACGAGCAGTTCTTTTTATTTCTGCTTCTCTTGCTTTAGGGTTTTTTGCACCTCTCACATATACTTTAGGAACACCTTTTTTAGTTTTAGGAACTTTTTTAAACTTTCTTGGCACTAGTTTTCCTCGCATCTCTTAAATTTTTAGCTGTTGGAGCACCTTTAGATCCAGGTTTTCTCATTCTTTCGCCAGATCCCGCTTTTATCCGTTTTCTTTTAGCCTGAATGTTAGCCCATAAACCTTTTTTCTTCATGGCTATCCTCTATTTTAATTTGCCTAGTATAAATTTCATAACTTGTGAAGATGTTAATCTGCCTTCTTTTAAATCAGTAAATTTTTTAGAAACCTGTGCAGGGGTCAAACCTACCTTTTTAACTTCAGCACCTTTAGCCAAGCGGACAGGTTTTTTCATAGGCTTTTTCATAGTTTTTTTCATAGGCTTTTTCATGATTTGCTCCTTCATTTGACCACGACTAATTGCCATCTAACAATCCCACGCTCTACGCGACCAGTAGTTAGCTGAAAACTTATTAGTCGCACCTTTAATGCCACCTGATCTAGCACAATACGATCTTTTACGGGATGGTTGATCTTTTTTAATAGACAAATTAGGATCGCCGAAGCGAACTATTTTTACATCTTTGCCTACTTTAGCTAAAACTGCTGATTTTTTCTTTGAGTTAGGGGTTCGTTTAGGTTTATTGTATCCTGGAAATATTTCATCACGATACTTTAGTTTACCACTAGGTAATCGTTTTACGTCTTTAGTAGTAGCCATAACAACTCCTTAAATCAATATGCCTATTAGCTAAATTCCTTCCTTACTTGAAGAATAACTGTGTAAGTATCTGCAGAGGTGTGTCCCACAGTTGTAAACAATATATCTCCAGTAACACCAGAACCTGCATTATTTGTAAGTCCACCAAAACTTGTATAATCATGGTGTCCACTTTGGTTTTCACCAAGTTCAATACAAAAAACATTTGTAGAAGCGTCAAATAACATTTTGACTTTCATGCCATTGCACTGCCACCAGATTTTTTCAATGGTTGCACCTGTGCAACTATCGCCTTGTCCATTTTTTGATAATGCACTAACGTCAACTTTTACTACGTCAGATTCACCTGTCCCGTCAGAAATATTAGTAAATTTCAAAACGGCAGTTTTCGAACCATCTATTATGGTTTGTGAGGTTACAGCATCTGCCATTGATTTCTCCTAACTTGTAGGTGAGGCAAAACCTCACCTAATTAAAACCCAATATTATTGATCAGCAAAAGCAGGTGCAGTTGCGCTCGTAACATTACCAAAAATTTGATAATTTGTGGTATTTAGACCCATAATAGTTAGATCACATCCTGCAGGAACATTTAACGTAATCTTGCTGTTAGAGCTGCCATTAGAAAAAACGGAGCTTACTTCGTTATCACTGTCTAAAAAAGTTACTCCACCAATAAAAAAGTTAGTGTTTCCTGGAGTTATAATTATAATATTACTCGCATCTGCTGCACCACCTGCGTATATAAATCTAAACATAGATCCAGCGATTGGAGCAGGTAATGTAAGAGTATTGTTCTGACCACCATCTGGACAAAGCAAAATTCTTCCACTATGAGTAGCGTTTGTAAGAGTTACGTCTGCATCAGCAAGACTTACTGGAGCATCACCAAGTGTTGTTATTTCAGTGATTGTACCAGTCGAGGCATTCTTACTAATTGTTTTTAGTGTGCTTTCAGAACGGACTGGTCCTGTAAATGTCGTATTAGCCATATTGCATCTCCTTGTCGTGGCTAGAGTCAGCTTTCGCTGTCAAGTTGATAAAAAGGGGCGCGGTGGATTTAATTTGCAAAAAGGAAATAAAACCACGCCCCTCTATGAGTTTATGCTCCTGGAGAGCCAAACACACATCGTGGGTCTGAAACACCAAAGCTGTAACGCTCACGAGCTTTGTATCGCACGTTGCCTGTGTCAAAATCGCCTTCCATAGAAGTTTTGACAGCACTACGCTCAAAATGTTTAAAACCATTAGGTGCATCTGTTTTAATGAAAAATGCGTCAGTATCAGTTAAGAAGTTATTTACTACATAACCTTCTGGCAACATTCCCATGTTACGAAGTGCATTGACATCATTGTCTGCTGATCCTGGACGCAAGTTACTAGCCATCAAACGTTCAGCTACAAACTGAAGTGCAGATGGAATAATTAGTTTACGTCCTTGCAGAGCAATTTTAAGTCCACGCTCATCAATAAAAGCAGCGATGTCAATTAACGACTGCTCTAAAGATGTTTCGTTTAGGTCAGCAGCAGTAGACAACTCGTTACGGAAAGTACCACCACCACTAGTGGGGTGATCAGTCGCACAAAGTTCTTTACCATCGCCAAAAGTAAATGCACTATCAAACGCATTGTTTAATACAGCAGCCGCTTTGACCTGCTTAGTGTTTGACATAGACCGAGCCAAAGCACGAGTGTAACGAGAACTGAGTCGATCGTAAAGGTTATCCTCTACAGCTTCTTCTGTAATCGCAAACGCAAGAGCTACTGTCTCATGTGTATATCGAGCCGTAAATGACTCATTTGCTATGTCGAATGAAACAGCGGAACCTTCCCCTTTAACAGGAGCGGAACCAAAGCCAGTCAACATTACTTCCTCTTCAAACGCTCTGTCTGAAGTTTCTGTTTCGTAAATTTCGGCATGTTGATTATCATACCGATCATACTCCAGTCCGAATAGAGCATTTAGTCCAGGCTCTAATTCTTTAAGGAGTTGGGATCTTGCTATAGCCATATCTTATCTCCTTATAGACCAGTTGTGGCAGTATGGAATGGTAGATTTAGTTTAACTAAAGCTACAACTCCTGCGGAAGCGTAGTCAATGCCCTCAACATCTTTAAAACCAACAATCCTAAAATTGTCAGTAGCTGTTGTAGCACCTGCGGTAGCTACTGATATCTCACCTGATGAGATACCGTTTGCATTCTCTGAACCAAATCCTGTGCCTTCGGCATTTGAGTGGATCAAAGCTGTAGCTGTTGCTAAGTTAGTTAACGAAGCATCGCATTGGACTTCATAAACCTGAAAAGGATCATCATAAACAAACACAGTCGCTTCTGTGCCTGATTTCAATGAGCTTGTTCCAGGATAATTATTATCAAAAACGGGTTTGCCGTTTAGATCAGTATATTGACAACCTGCCATAACACCTAGAATCGCTACCGAACCACCGTCTGCTGCACTTACGTCTACAAGTCCATTAGTTAGAGGAATCACCATATCGCCCTGAAAAATAGAGCTAGATGAACCTGCAACTCCTGGAATTTGCACTTTGTAAGCAGTTAAACCATTTCCGTTCGGTGTAGACCCTAATTTGTTATGAGGTCTCAACCCAAAAGGTGAATCTGTATTCGCCATGGATTAGTCTCCTAAAAATTAATCAGAGGATCTATCTCCTCCGAAGGTTACACGAGATTGCCTATCAGGTTTGCTAATAGGCATAGATGGATGTTGTTCCCTCATAAGATCATTGTCAACTGCATCCATTTGATCTCTAGTTTGATCTTGGAAGTAAGCTTTTCGTTGACCTACTGTTTCTTTAGGGATTCTTGCGAGTACTAGACCGCCTACTCCTATAACACCTGCGTGTTTACCATCTTGGACGGTAGGAGCTTCAAAGTCAGGATACTCATCAGCACGAACTAATTCAAAGCCTTCGCGTAGCCGAGCAGAAAGGTTCTTTTTATCATCGAAACCCATGACAGATTCACGGACCCAACGATGAACATAGCCCTCTGGAGGGGGTGGAGCGTCTAATTGTGACGGTGGTGTCCACGGCTTTGCGCGGACGGTTTTTTCCCTAGTTTGGGATGTGCGTGGGCTTCTATCATTCATAATTTATCCTCACGTTAATTTTGCATACGAGCTTTTTGCTTCGCATATTGTTCATAAGATACACCGAGTTTGTCGGCGATTGCAACCTCTGATTTTGTCAATTGTATCTTTTGTTTTCCTTTTTTCTGTCCACCACGATTCGCGGAGGCTACAACAGGACCACTTTGTCGAGTCGTAAGACCAAACTTATGTGGAAATTCTTGTCTGATTCGTTTATCAACTTCAGCATAGTATTCATCACTAGTTGCATCCCAACCTTCAGTTTCCACCATAGTTTTGTGGATAGAAAAAGCGGTAAGAGTCATAGGTTCATCTGTGCCAAACCACTCATTTTTTGCTGCCCACGCATCTGCTTTAGGGTCTCGTGGTGCAGGTTGTTGTTGAGGCTGTTGGGGTTCTGCTACAGGAGCAGGTTGTTGCGCTCGTTGTTCTTGCTGTTGTTTTATCATCGCAAGTTTATCGTTTTGTGAAGCTACAGCAGCTAATTGTGCTTGAGCTTCTACTTGAGCATCTATATCGCCCCTATCAATAGCTTCTTTTAAATTACTTCTTAAAAGCTGGTCTTGTAGCTTTACTCTATTTTCAAATTCGGTAACATAAGAGCTATCTAAAGAAAGATTCTTTTTCTGGTTTTCTTCAAGCTCTTTTTTAGCTGCTTGAGCATACTGTAAAGCTGCTTGTTCACGACGTTCAGCTTCACGCATTTTAGCTGTAAGCTTACTGATTCGTTTTTTAACACCTTCGCTATACTGCTCTAGCTCTTCATCAGATTGTTCTGGCTTTGGTTTAACCTCAGTTTTAGTTTCAACTTCAACCTCAGCTTCAGGATTTTCTTGTTCTTCTGTTTCAAGAACTTCTACTTCAACTTCATCAGTTTCTTTTTGTTCGACCTCTTGGTCTTGTTTTTGTGCTGCTTGTGGCATGGTTACTCCATGTAATTAAAGGTGCAAAATATCATCAGGGTTATTAATACGAGCTATTACCTCGTCATCATTAAGAATGCGGACTTCCCCACCCTCGATTTTGAATCTACTTCCCGCATATCTGCCGAACAATACCCAATCCTTTTCTTTACACCAAGGAGAGGCATCTTCGCCAAATTTACTAGAGTCTTGGTACGCCAATGGACCAACTCTCAATACATAGCCACATACAGTGGCGACAGCTTCTCGTTCTCTGACTTCATCAGGAACAATTATACCGCCCATCGTTTGCTTTTTACCTTGATACGGTAATATTAAAAGACGCCAACCTGTAGGTTGAGGTAATTTATCTAATGCACTCTCATTAAGTTTGGAAGGTTCTAGGTATCTATCTTCGACTGATACATAAGCTTTTTCAAGCTCGCCTTTTTCTTTTTTCTTTTTATTAGCAATATAGTCAGGCACATAAAGTGTTTTAGTCATTGTTATTTACTTTCTCTAGCAGGTCTTTTAAATCCTGTTCAGTTTGGGCAAGCTCATCTAAACGAGCTCGTAATTCTTTAAATGCGGTAAAATCTGCTACAGGACCAACACATATAGCCTCTTTTAACAAACTTTGCCGATCACGAACATTTTTAAGCATTTTTTCATAAATGTAAAGCTCATCCATGAATTAACTCAAATGCCGTTTCTTTTGTTTCTTTATTTCTTCTAGTCCAACCACGACCAAAAGTTTCAAAAGTAGATAGTTTTTCATAAAAACTTTGCCTTTGGTCATACATTTTTTCTACTAAAAACTCAGGGTCTTCGTTTGCAATTAGTTGTAAAGTCTTAGGACCAATAGCACCATCTTGTTTTGCCCCGACTATTTTTTGTATTGCTTTAGCAGCCCTGCCTGTCCCAGAATTAACTGCCCAATCAAACACAGACCAATCTGCACCACTAGGTAAATCATCACATTTACATCTATCCCAGTAGTTTTTCTTATAAATGGGAGCTACATCATCTTGAGTTAAACCACGCATCTCTTCTTCAGTAGATTCTTTGCCAATCCATTTATCATACACAGCTTTAGTAACTCCTAAATTTGTCATGCCTCCAGGATCTTTAGGGTGGTCTACAAATCCACCCTCATGCTTTAAAAGCATAGCTAAACATTTATCAAAGTTTTTTTTCACTTTGTTAATCCTTTCTGTTTCTCATACGTTCGTAATCCACCTAAACCAAGCATACCCATCAACACCGTCATTAAACTGCCCATATCAAACTCAGGTAAAGGTGGGATAGTAGCTCCTGAAAGACCTACTCCAAATAAAATTAAGGGAGTTAAAATAAAATGATATAGTAAAGCAACACCACACGTCCATCCCACAAAAGGTCGCCAACCACCTTTAAACAAACTACCTGATGCAGCTTCTGCTTTATTAACTTCAATTTGTGCAAGTTGTTGTTCATGAGATAATTTATCAGCCATAGTCGCTAACTCATGCGCCAATGCAGCTTTTTGGTCTTTATCTTCTATAACTTTATCTAATATCCCAGTAACAGGACCTATAAGATTATTTAGCAGACTCATCTACATTCTCCTTTGGTGATGCAGCTATAGTGAAATTAACACTAAAAGATCTTCTTTCGCCAGAAGTCTTAAAAGGGTAAACACAATGGTGCAAATGTGCAGGGAAAACAATAAAATGACCAACTTTCGGTTTCATTAAAAAATTAGAACCTGTATGATTCGCAGCATGACCGTAAACAAATTGTATATGTCCATGAGCAGGGTGGTGGTCTTTATAATCTTCTTCCCATTCTTCTTCTATTCCTTCAGGTAATTTTAAATAACCAACGCAAGAAAGCATTGAGCCTAAATGTACATGAATAGGATTATATTCATGCTCATACTGGCGAACAAACCAACTACTAGCTATATCTATCCTGTAATCTAAAACATCAGGTGTTATATTACGTCTACCCATAGAAGTATATAACTCTGCATGGCTTTGGTAACGCATTAAAAAAGTACCCATTTCTTCAGACCATGCTTGGTTTAAATCGTTATTCCACTTTAATTCTTCTTTTACTTTACCTACAAGATTACCAGACCAATCCTCCATTTCTTGGTCTATAGCATTATTGCATTTATCTATAAAAGCCTCTGACATTTTTTTGTATCCCAATATAGGACTAAAAGGTGTCAATATTTCTTCGTCATTTTTTGGTTCATATATATTTGACATATTTACCCTACTTCTTCAAAACTTTTTTAAGCGTCTTAACTTGTCCTTGGTGTGTTTTAACAGCTTTGTTTAAGCCTTTCACAACATTCTTCACCTTTTTTCTTTTTGATTTAGTTAATTTTGCCATTTTCACTTTCCCTTTTGTTTTCTCAAAGATTGTTTAGCTTTTTTAAAAATACTTACTACCTCAGTTTTACCCATAACTTTTGCTCTTTGTTCTCCAACTGTTAGTATTTGGATTTTTCGAGCGTATGGTTTTGATATCTTTTTTACTTTTGCAACTGTATTTCTAGCATCTGTCGGTGTGGCGAATTTTATACTGACAGTATCTTTAGGGTTTTCATCAGTATATAATCTTCTGTCACTACCTTTTGGCTTCTTACCTGTGCCTTTTTTAGGATCAGGTTTTTTTGCCATAACTATTCCTCCATTTGTATGGTTGCTTTTTTACTATCTGCTTTTGCAGAGTAAGCATTAAATCCCATAAACGCAGCTACAACACCTGAAGCTGCAATCACATATACACTTGCAATATCAGTTATTAAAGTGGCTGCTTTATCAAAACCTAAAACACTAGCTAATAAAATTATAAACGGATAAATTAACATTCCTGCTAATGCAAAACCTGTAAATCTACGCTCAGCATTACGTTTTAAATCACGATCAACCATCTCTAACCTACGGTCTTCTAAGGCTAGTTTATTCCATTCAGCTTTATCGATAACTCCGTTACCATTAGTATCTGCTTTTTTAAATTCTGTCATACATCACCTAATAATTTTTTAAAAACTCTCTTGCATCTCTTCCCATAGGGGTATCTGCTAGTACAGTTGGGTTTTCTTTAATTTGTTGTAATATATTATCTGGTTTACTAATCATCCAACCACTGACTCTTTCAGAATCTAAAAATGTTTCTGGATCTCCAAGTTTTCTAACCTCAACTTGTTTTAAAAAATTATCTAAAGCATCAGGATGTATAAATGTATCATCGTCTACAAGTTCGTCTGCAACACGTCCTAGTTCTACATCGCTCATATTTTCAAACATTTCTTTTACCGCTTGTTTTTCTGACGCATTAAACACTTTGTTTAAATTATTTCCTTGTTTATCTCTTATATAATCTCCATTTGGAATGTTTTTTTGAAAAATGCGTGCTGCTTGTCCTTGATAATCAAACAATGTTTCTAATGCGTCGTCATATAATCTTGTTGACTCTCTAATTGCTGATGGATTTGTATCTAGATATGCTCCAAATTTGCTGTCTAACTCACTTTCTTCTTTCATGATATTGTCGTATTTTTTCATTCCCGACAACACCTCTTTAATCCCCCCAACTATTTTAGGGGAAGCTTTAGCTACTGTAGCTCCTTCAATAGTTTTTGCTGTAGGCATTATTTCTTCTATTCCTCTTACAGCAGGAACTACCGATAAAATTCCTGCTGTTCCTGCTTTTTTCATAAAATCTCTTTTACTCGGATCGGCAATTTTTACAGCTTGTTCTGCAACCTCATCAGAAGCTCCTAAAGGATAAAACAATTCTTGCATATATCTTAATCCTGCTTTCATAGGCTCTTTAGCTCCATAGGCAATACGACCTGCAATAGGACCTGCACTTAATAAAGCAGTATCTAATAATGCGCCTAATCCTGCTTGGTAATCCTTACCTCCTGAGTCGAAAAATTGTCCTGATTTACCCGTCATTTCCCTAGCCATTGTAATAGGATTCATCGCAACAGCTAAATCACCTGCCTGTTTAGCTGCTAGACTATACGGTCTTAATTCAGGTGGAATATAAGGTGTGACTGTTTTACGCAACGCCTGTGGTATCCCTCTTAATTCAGGAGGGATATAAGACTTAATCCTATTTGCAACAGTTTGTTCGTCCATTATTACGTCAGATAAGCTTTACCAAATCCCTTTTTAGCAGCTCTAACTCCTTGGGGTCGCATTTTTTTATTAGGCTTACTTTCAATTATACCACCATGACTTTTCTCAACCAACTTAGGCATAGGGATACCAAATATCTTTTCATACTGGCTAGGAAACTCTCTTGCAATATCAGAGGCTGCTTCTTCATTACCCTCTTCAGCTAACTGTATAAGCTGCTTTAATCGTTTATCCATTTATCTAACTCCTCTGAATTTTACCCCTGCGAACGCAGAACCGCCACCACGACTAATCCTATCAGTATCGGAGGAAGGATAGGCGTTCCCCATAAAGTAAGGTTGTCCACCATGCGACAACTTCTGACGATTATTTTTCTTAGTTTCTCTACCCATGCTAGGAACACCAAAAATAATTGCGATATCAATAGATTTTCCTTTTTTACCTTTAGCTTTCTTTTTAGACATATTATCCCCTCGTTTGATTTTGTTTCTGCAGAGCAATACGAGCTCTCATCTGGGCTATATCCTCCGTACTCTCTATACGGTCACGTCCTAACTGGAAATTTTGTTGAGCGCGTTGTTGGTCAAGTGCTAATTTTTGCTGATCATTTTGTTGGTCAGCTATCATTTCTTGTTGACGTAACTGCAACTCTTGCTCTTTTATGCGTACGAGTGGGTCTTGTTCTTGTGCAGGTGGTTGTGATTTTTGATACTCAGCAATTAATTGTGCTTGTAATTGAGCAACTTGAGCAGGATCTACTTGCTGCCCTTGCATCTGTTGTTGCGCCATAACCATAGCCTTCATACCAAGATGTTCGTAAATGTGTTTTTCTAAGGTCATTAATAAAGGCGGTTGCATCTGTGCAACCTTACTATTCATATATGCAGAATGCACCGCGATATGTGCATCATGGTCTTGTTGCGGAAATGCTTGCATTTTACCCTGTCCTGCTGCCGCCTTACTCGCCTCTTGGTTTTCAGTAGAAGGATCCATAGGTTGTGGTTCTGGCTCTGGGTTTAATATTTGCTCAATATTACTTACACCCAATGCCTCATACACACGCTTATATGACTCATATAAATTATGCAAATCAGGTGCAGCTTGAGCTAACTTCAACTGCTCTTGTGCTAAAACAACTCTTTGCGACATACTAAAAATATTTGGGTCACTTACTGGTAAAATATCTACACGATTATCAAAATCTTGCATTTTTATCATACCATCTACACCAACATTATATGGATAAGGTGTAGGATCTTCTGCAAACAACCGCGCAAGCATCCTTAACTCTGATTTCATAGAAGTATGCAGCCGTTTATGCACAGCACTCACAATCCGTGAGCCACGTTCCAATAATGCGATAGTAGTACCGACAGGCATTTCTTGATTACCCTGCCCCATGCCCATATCAGT